CGGGCGAGGTCAGGTTTGATCCGCGCGAGCTTGTTGTGCCTCCGCAGTTCCGCGCCATTCCGCAGGACACTGGCATATCTGTTGGCGGCGAGGGCAAGCGTCAGCTTGGCGAGCTTACCACGGCCGCATTCGCGCCCAGCCTCGATGTTGGCCCGGTCTCCGGCGGCCCGCTGCTCGTTGGCGTGAAGGACTACGACCAGCCGATCGTCGGCTATCAGGCCAGCGCCGCGCTGCCCGAGGGGTTCCGTGTTAGCTATGGCTCGTCACGCCCGGCCGACGTGCCCTCCAAATACTCCTCCGACACGCTGTCGCTTGCCAAGGACATCCTCGGCACGCAGGTGGCTGCGCAGATGATGAAGCAGGGCGACAAGACCGGCTACGGCGCTTCGCTGTCGCGTGGCAACAGGGACGGCGCAACCTACCTGAGCGTCTCGCGCCCGCCGATGGGCGGCATTTCGGTGATGGGCGGACGGGAGTTCCGCTTTGCCGACGGCGGCGAGGTCTACCAGTCCACTGGCGAGAAGCTTGTCGATGACGGCAAGATCAACTGGGGCGACCCGAACGAGGCCCGCGACTTCTTCCGTGCCGACGCCGAGATGATGCGCCGCATGAAGGAAGAGGAAGACGCCAAGAAGACCACGTCCGTCCTGCCGAGCGGCGCGTCGTCCTATGCGTCTGTTGGCGACCTGCGCAATGCCGACCCTATCCTCGGCGCTATTCGCATGGCCGAAAGCTCCAACAACGTCAACGCGCAGAACGCAAAGTCGTCTGCAGGTGGCTTGTTTGGTTTCATTGACAGTACATGGGTCAACACGCTGCGCCGCATGGACCCGCAGCGTTATGGCAACATGAGCGACGCACAGTTGGTCGCGCTCAAGAAGGGGCCGCAGTCTGCGGCCATTCAGCAGGCGGCTGCTGACTATCACTTGCGCGCAGACATTGCCCCGACACTGTCCGGGGCCAACATTCCGCTGACGCCGGGCAACATCTATCTCGGCTGGTTCCAAGGGCCGCAGGGCGCTGTGACAGCCAATACCGCGCCTCCTGACGCGCGCGTGGCTGACCTGTTCCCGAAGACTGTAGGGCCGAATGCCAATGTCCGCTTCAACGGAAAGCCCTATGCCGAGTGGACGATCGCCGACCTGCGTGCGTGGGCTGACGCCACGATGGCGAAGCGCATGGGGCGTGCTGAGGGCGGCGAGGTTGTCGAACGTGAAGGGCATTCGGGCGGCAAGAAGGTCGTTGATACTATTCTTGATAAGATCCGCGCATGGCATGGTTCGCCATACAAGTTTGAAAAGTTTGACCCTGCCAAGTTTCTGACGGGCGAAGGTCAGGCGCGTTATGGTAAAGGTGCATATCTCGCGGAAGACAAAAATTTTGCGCAGCAATTTATGGGCAATCCAGAAGATCGTTATCGCCGCTTGTCTGGTCAGATGACGCCAAAAGAAGAAATTGCTTTTGATTTTGCAAATCGCCCTGACGCTCGCGACATGGACATCATTAGCGCGCTTGCAAAGAAATATGGAAGCGACATTAGCTTTGACGAAGCAAATGAGCTTGCCAAGCAGGCAATGGCGCGTCGCGGTTCTCTTTACGAGGTGAACGTAAAGCCGGAAATGTCGCGCTTTCTTAATTGGAACCTGCGCCTTTCTGAGCAGCCGGAATATGTTCGCGAACTTATTACGCCAAAGAACCTTGGGCTGCGCGAAGCTGGTCCGTTTCCCGGTGGTGATCGTTTTGGTTGGGTTGACGAGACGGGCAAGCCCGTTGGCAGCGTGTCCACTGTGCGCGCCCCAGAAAATCCTTTTGGTGAAGCGTCTGGAGGCCACATCTACAATATGATTGGTCGTGAAGATCAGAACCGCGCGACAGACGTGCTGCGCGATCTTGGCATTTCAGGCATCACTTATCGTGATCCGTCTAGCTTTGGGAAAATGAACCCAACAAGCAACTTTGTTGTTTTTAGCCCAGACAAAGACATCGACATTGTGAACCGCTACGCAAGCGGCGGCGAAGTCGATCAGGCCCTGCACATTGTTCGCGAGCATCATGCAGACGGCGAAGCCGTTGGTCCAACGTCGCGCCAGCGCATGCGTGAAACAATTGGCATGCTCGATCGCAATGAGCCCAGACCCGCAGTTGACCCTGCGGTCGAGGCCGAGAACAGGGCGAACGCTATTCGCCGTTTCCGCGAGAACCCGCTGCGCCGGGACGAAGCTTTTGCATATCCCGTCGAGCGCAGTGTGCGCGACATTGTTGGCGGCATGATTGCTGGCGACGAACCTAATAGGTCATATGCAACTGAGATGCGCCGCCGTGCTGCCGACTTGCTTGTTGGCTCGACGGGTCTGCCTGACAGCGGGACTGTGGGCTTTGGTGTTGCAGATTTGCCGCGAGTAACCGGCATCCCGCTGCAGGTTGCCGACGTTGCTCACAGCCTGCAAGAGGGCGACTATGTCGGCGCTGCTGCCAACACACTGCTGCCCGCAGCCATGCTTGCGCGTAAGCCAATTGCTGACGCCGGTCGTCGTGCGGTTGAAATTGCTCGTGAGTATGTGCCCCAGTATTCGCCGCAGTTGGCAACAGCCGCAGGCGCTGCTGCTCTGCTGTCGCCTGATGAGGCTGAGGCTGCAAAGTTAAAAATACGCCAGACACCTTCTCAAAGGGTTCGTGGGGCTGAACTTATTATAAGAGATCCAGAGATTGCCAGCGTAGCTTTGGCAAAACGCGACCTTGGCGGCAGTGACAAAACTGGCATGCTTGCCAAGGATGTTGAATATGTTGTCTCGCCAAAGGGCGACCTGCAGCCTTGGAAGCCTTTCAATCCAGAAGATATGTACCGCGAAGAAGGATATGTTGTTCCTGCTCTCGGTGACAGGTCTCGCGCTGGCGCAATGCTGCAAGAGATTAACGATGTTAAATTAACCGAACCTGTTAATCTGCAGGGCGGTGGAGAATTTAAGCGTTCGCTTGAAGACCCAAATGCAACATGGGCTTCTCGTAAAGGCGCGACGACCAGCATGTACAAGCGTCTCGGCGATGAGATAAAGGCGCAAAACATTCCAGAAGATGCGCCTATATTTATGTCGCATACAATCATGGGTTATCCCTCACTCGACAGCACGCAGATGATGGCTGAAGGCATCTTGCGTCAGATCGAGCCTACGCGCGGAAAGATAGACCTTAAAGCTGCCGAAACATTTGACACATTTGTTCGCCGTTCAAACCCTGACTGGCCGGGTATTTTGAACCCCGCAGCAGCAGAGAAATGGCTGAAAACAAATGAGGCCGGAGCCCGCACATCCTCAATTCTTCAGGCGCTTGATAAGGCATCAGCGCAAACTGGCGGGCTGCCTAATCTTGGCGCTGCTCGTCTTGCTGTGATGGAGCCTCGCCTCATCAGTGCAGATCAACTTGCATCAGGCTTTGCAGTTTCGAAAATCGATCCGTATAAGCGCGCAAGTGAAACTAAGCACACGACATACACGACGCCAATTCTTGGTGAATATCGTGGCGGCACAGAATATCAAATCCCTGCGCACTTGATGTTCCCTGATTGGTTCAAGAAAATAAGTCCAACTTATACTGAACGCGCTACAGGGACTGTGAAAGAAACAACGCCGACGATGTATCAGCAAGCGTTGATGACACAGTTCCCTGTTCAGAAAACCAATCAAGAGTGGCTCGACAACATAATGAAATATGTTGAAGAGCAGGGTAAGAAGTGGGGTTACCGTTTTGGCGGTGTCGCAAACGAATAGATGTCGCGCACTGCTATGTCGAGCATCTCATAAAGCTTATTGATGCGCTCGTCTTGCACGTCTGCATCAAGCTCGCCAATGATGTCAGCGACGTACCCCATGATCTCCCCGTAGAGGCGCTCGGCGTCGTCAAAGGTCATGGCAGTCTGGTCCGTATCCATTTCGATCTCCATTTCTAAAACTTACGAATTGAGTGTATATTCACGCCAGCCGCGAGGCAACGGGGACGCCCGGAAAAAACCTAGCTAGGAGCTGGCAATGAGCGAAATGTCGAAAAAGGCCCGCGCGGCCCTCCGTGAGAAGGCCAAGCGCCTCTCCACAGAGAAAGATGTGAAGACCGATAGTTCCAATTGGACCCCCGCAGAGCCGCTTGAGGCTCAGGCCAAGACGGGAATGCGCCCGGTCAGCCGCCGCAACTTTAAGAAGGGCGGCAAGGTCACGGGCGACCCCTCGGTCAAGCACGCCGGTCGTAAGGCCCGCAAGGCCGGTGGCCGTCTCGTCGCCAATGACAAGACCGAGGCCAAAGACATCGCCGTCGCCAAAATGAACCGCAACCAGAAGGAAGCGAACCAGAGCCGCGAGGGCATCAAGCACATTGGCGGCCTGAAGCGTGGCGGCCGTGCGGCCTGCAACGTCGGCGGAGCCCCCACTGGCGTCCTCAAGAAGGCCATTGGCTCCATGATGACCGGCGGCATGAAGAAGGGCGGCACGGTCAAGCGCAAGGGCCACTCAAATGGCGAGCGCGTTGACGAGATCGGCGAGCTGATCCGCACGCTGCCCGACACGGGCAACACGCCTGAAGCCAACAGCGCCGTCATGCCCCAGCGCGCCCCCGCGCCCAAGGTTGAAGAGGTCAGCCCGGCCGACGCCGCCCGCATGAAAAGGATCATGGACCTCAACAGTCGCGCAAACATGGAAGCCGAGCGTCAGGAAAGGGCTCGCCAGCTCTTCAAGCTTCGCGGCTTTAAGAAGGGCGGTGAGGCCAAGGCCCGCAAGGACGGCGGCGAAGTCAATTACGGCCCTGCTGAGAACTACAAGAGCAAGCCCGCAGTCACCACCAAAGAGCAGATCGCCATCGAAAAGAAGGGCGACGCTGCTTCCAAGCCGACACGCGGCAAGGCCCAGAACTACGCCAACGGCGGCGCTCCCGACAGCCGCATGGCGATCGTGAAGCCCCGCATGTTTGACTTCGGTGCTGGCACGTCCGGCTCGCCCTATAAGAAGGGTGGCGCTGCAAAGCATCCCGACGAGGCCATGGACAAGGCCCTCATCAAGAAAATGGTGAAGCCGGAGGCTCGCAAGGGCAAGGCTGATGGCGGCATGTCTGCGCTCGGTGGACTGCTTCCCGCTCTCGCGGGCGAAGGCGACAAGGCCGGCTTGAAGGGCCTGCTTGGTTTGGCGGGCGGCATGAAGTCTGGCGGCAAGGCCACAAAGAAGCGCCCCGGCAAGTTCTACGGCGGCGCTATGAACGGCAACGCTCCCCAGATGATCCCGCCTGCGCCGCAGCAGGGCATGATGCCTCCGGCCGCAATGCCTCCGGCCGCAATGCCCAATATGGCGGCTAACATGCAGCCCCCTGCTCCCACGCCAATGCCTACCGGCACCCCTTCCGGGTACGCTCGTGGCGGCAAAACTAAGGGCAAAGGCAAGACGAACATCAACATCGTCATTGCTGCCGGTCAGAAGCCCGAGCAGCCCGGCATGATGCCTCCTCCGGGTGGTCCGGGTGGCCCGCCTCCGGGCGGTGGTATTCCCGTGCCAATGGCTGCTGGTTCGGGCGCTCCGCCTCCTGCTCCAATGCCGATGCCGGTGCCTATGCCGATGCCTGCTGGCGCACCTCCTATGGCCCGCAAGGCTGGCGGACGCATCAGCAAGGTCGCCTCGTCCTACAAGGGCATGACGGCTGGCTCGGGCTCAGGCGAGGGACGCCTGCAGAAGACAGACATTGCCAAGCGCACGAACCACAAGGCGGGCGGCAAAATCTATCGCTCTTATAAAGACATGGACGCGGGTGCCGGTTCCGGTTTCGGTCGCTTGGAAAAGACCGAAATTCAGAAGCGCAAATAATTCGCGGCCGGTCGCAAGCAGGCCGTGAATAAGAGGGTGGCTGGCACTATCCCCTCGTGCCAGTCACCCTTACACATGAGGGGACATGAGAGGGGAAACTCGTGCTGACGTATAACTCAAAGTTTGAGAAAGAGCTGAAGCAGCTCATTCAGCAGACTATCGAAGAGCGGAAAGAGCTTCTCGCCAACGGCCTCTCGGTAGTTGATTTCGAAACGTACAAACACCAAGTGGGTATTATCAAAGGACTTCGCATGGCGATCGAGCTGTGTGATGAGGCGACGCTTTTGATTGAGCGCCGTGAGTAATTAAAGGAACGTGAGGGGAATATGTCTAACATTGCAATGGCGCATGACAAAGATCCGCGTGAAGCTTTGCTGAAAGAAGTCGGCGACCTGAGTGGCGTCGAGATTTTCAACATGCAGGTTCTCGTCGCGGTTTACATTCGTCCCGAAAAGACGAAGAGCGGCATTATCCTTTCGGATAAAACCCGCGACGAAGACCGCTTTCAGTCCAAGGTCGGCCTGATTGTGAAGAAAGGCCCGTCTGCTTTCGTCGATGATGACGGCAAGTGGTTCTCTGGCCTTGATATTAAGGAAGGTGACTGGATCGTTTTCCGCCCCAGCGACGGGTGGAACGTCACTGTAAACGGCACTTTGTGCCGCATGCTCGATGACATGTCGATCCGTGGCCGTATCAGCCATCCCGATCAGGTTTGGTGAGGAGAAATCACATGGCAGACAATGACGCACAGCTTGAAATCGAGCTTGAAGACGACCCGAAGGCCGCAGTAAGCGACATAAAGGTCGAAAAAGTCGATGATGAAGATAAAAAAAGTGAAGTTGGGGCTGATGAGGGCATCAATGACCTCAAAATGAAGCTCGAACAGGAGCGTCAGGCCCGTATTCAGGCCGAAAAACACGCCCAAATGGCTGCTCAGGCGGCCGCAGAGGCCAAAAACGAGGTGCAAGACACCAATTTGCAGCTCGTGAAGAACGCGATCGACACTGTTAAGCGCAACAACGACATCCTGAAGTATAATTACAGCGAGGCCATGGCCGTCGGTGACTATACGAAGGCTGCCGAGATCCAAGAGACCATGTCGATGAACTCCGCCAAGCTCATGGAGCTTGAGCGCGGTCGTCAGCACATGGAAACTGCCCCAAAGTACGAGGCCCCGCAGATCCAGACCCCGTCTGACCCTGTCGAGGCGGTTGCTTCGCAGCTTACGCCCCGTTCTGCTGAGTGGGTCCGTCGCAATCCTAACTTTGTGACCGATCCTCGCCTGTATCAGAAGATGGTTGCCGCCCATAACATCGCATTGGCGGACGGCCACTCGCCCGATACGGACGATTATTTTGCCTCGGTTGAAGAAACCCTGCGCATCAGCAAGCGCGTTGCTGTCGAGGCGGAAGATCCCATGGCCGAAGCGGCAAAGGTCACGCAGCGCCGTGCGCCTCCTGCGGCTCCCGTCACTCGTTCTGGCACCGGCACGGGCTCACGCCCGAACGTCGTTCGCCTGACGAGGCTGGAGGCTGAGACCGCCCGCGACCTCGGCATGACCGAGGAAGAATATGCCCGCAACAAGATGCTCCTTCAAAAAGAAGGCCGCCTGAACTAATTGGAGATAGGTTATGGTCAGCAAATTTCAGAAAGCCGTGGCCGAAAAGGCCACAAAAACCGAAGCAGTTGAACGTCCAACGATGAGGCCCGCCATGCGTGAAGACGACCCCCGCGCCCGCGCCGCCGCCCGTGCGGCCCAACTCCGTGAACACATTGGTGACCTCGACGAGGGCACTGACGAGTTCTATGTGCCGCCGAGCATGGTGCCGGACGGCTGGACCTACGAATGGAAGCGCCGCACGATCTGGAACCAAGAGGATCCGGCCTATACCGTGCAGCTCGCCCGCGACGGCTGGGAAGAAGTGCCGCTCAATCGCGACGCAACTCATCAGGCCATGATGCCGAAGGGCTGGTCGGGCAACACGATCGAGCGCAAGGGCATGATCTTGATGGAGCGCCCGAAGGAAATCTCGGACGAAATCCGCAACATCGAGCTGCGCCGCGCACGCCAGCAGGTCCGCATTAAGGAAAGCCAGCTCGCTGGCACGCCTGAAGGCACCCTGTCTCGCGACGCAGATCCGCGTGTCCGCCCGAACATTAAGAAGTCGTTCGACATGCCGATCCCCGAGGATCTGTAGTCAAAAAGCCCTTGTAGCGCAGTGGTAGAGCAACGGTTTTGTAAACCGTAGGTCGTGGGTTCAAATCCTACCGGGGGCACCAATTAGGGGCGCATTCGTGCGCCCCTTTACTTTTCTACGCTACTGGTTGTAGTATGCCCTCACAGGCGACCTTAATTCGCCTCAGACCTCCCCGGCGTGAGGTCTTAGCACTCTCCGTCTCTTAGTGCCCCCGGTGTGGCATGATGGGACTTCCCGTAAAAAGGAGGATCCGTCATGGCGAATACCAATGCGCCTTTCGGTTTCCGTCAGTATCAGGGCACAGGTTCTGCCCCGACTTACGAACAGGTTACGGCCTCTATCGGCTACAACACGACAAACATCTTCTTTGGCGACCCGGTCGAGCCCGTCAATGACGGCACTATTGCTCAGGGCGACGGCACGACCGCTGCTGCTGGCATTGCTGGCATCTTCATGGGCTGCGAATACCTCTCGGTCTCGCAGAAGCGCAAGGTCTGGTCGAACTACTATCCGGGTGGCACAGACCCGGCTTCTGGCACGATCGTTGGCTATGTCTGCAATGACCCGAACGCTAAGTTCGTTGTTCAGGCTGCGTCGTCCATCTCGGGCGGCATTGTGCAGGCTGACGTCGGCGCGACCGCTGGCTACACCATTGGCTCGGGTAACACCGCCACTGGTATCTCGGCTGCCACTCTCTCTGGCGTTGGCCCCACAACGGCTACGCTTCCCTTCCGCATTGTTTCTCTCGTGACTGACCCTCCGGGCGCAAACGGCACAGAAATTGGCACGTCCAATTATGTGATCGTGGCGTTCAACAATGTCACCACGAAGAACCAGACTGGCATCTAAGGAGTAAGGCGCTATGGCTGTTAATCTTTCTGCCATCAAAGACCTGCTCCTCCCCGGCCTCCGTGGGGTTGAAGGTCAGTACGAACAGATCCCGTCGCAGTACGACAAGATCTTCACGAAGCACGACTCGAAAATGGCTCTGGAACGCACCGCTGAGATGCGCTTCCTTGGCTACGCTCAGTTGAAGACCGAAGGCGGTCAGACGGCGTTTGACAACGCTGCTGGCGAGCGTTTCGTCTACAATCAGGAGCACGTCGAAATCGGCTTGGGTTACGCGATCACCCGCAAGGCGATCGACGACAACCTCTACAAGAGCCAGTTCGCTCCGTCGAACCTCGGCCTGACGATGTCCTTCTCGCAGACGAAGGAAATCTACGGCGCGAACGTCCTCAACACAGCCACCACATACAATGCGGCGGTTGGCGGTGACGGCGTTGCTCTTGTTTCGGCCTCGCACCCGATCGACGGTGGCGTGATCTCGAACTACACCACGAACGACCTGAACGAAAGCACGCTGCTGAATGCGATGATCGCAATCCGCACGAACTTCAAAGATCAGGCCGGTCTGAAGGTGTTTGCTCGTGGCCGTCGCCTGATCATCCCGCCTGCTCTGGAGCCGGTTGCTATCCGTCTGACGAAGACAGAATTGCGTCCGGGTACAGCAGACAATGACGTGAATGCGATCATGTCCACGGCCGGTGGCCTTCCTGAAGGCTACATGGTCAACGACTACCTCACCAATGCTCGTGCGTGGTTCCTGCTCACGAACATCGACGGTCTGTCGTACATGGAGCGCATCAAGTTTGAAACAGACCTCCAAGTCGATTTCACAACTGATAACCTTCTCGTCAAGGGCTATGAGCGTTACAGCTTCGGCTACTACAACTGGCGCTCGATCTACGGCGCTATCCCGACCTAATCGGGTATTGGCGGGGCTTCGGCCCCGCCTTTTATCTTGGCATCCTGATCGCGCTGACCGGCCAAGCGGACGCTGCACAGACAGTGCGATCGTATCGTGCAGGAGGTTCCTATGGGAACAACTACATTTACTGGCCCGGTTAGGGCTGGCGACATTCTCAACACCAGCGGCACAACGCTGGGCACTGACGTCGCAAACGTCGGTTATGTTGTGATGGCGCAGTCGTCTGTGTTTACGCAGGCTTCTGGTGACACATCCATTGTCATCCCCGCAAATAGCCAAGTCCTCAGCATCTCTGCCAACGTGACAACTGAGTTCACTGGCGCAGCCACGACATTTGGCGTCGGCACAACTTTGTCCGCCACATTCTTCACGGCTGCTGCTGCCCTTGATGGCGTTGCGTTTGGTATCTCGGCCGCCGCACCCGGCGACGACGCTACTCGCGCGGCGAACTGGGTCGATGTTGGAACAGTTGACCGCAAAGTTGCTGTCACTTCGACCAACACGGGCTCCGGCGTCGGCGTCCTCACTGTCACATACATTCAGGCTATCAACCTGACAGCCTAATAGGAGAGAGATCATGAAGGGTAAAGCTCCCAAGTCTGGTGCGATGAAGCACACAGCTTATTCCGGCGGTGACAGCAAGGTCGCTTCGGAAATGATGAAGGGCGATGACGGCTTCAAGCGTGGTGGCAAGACCATGGGCAAGGCCGATGGCGTCATGTCGAAGGCTCACGCCGGCCGCAAGCCGCGCAAGTCCGGCGGCGGCGTCCTGTCGTCGGCATCTGGCCCCGGCACGCCTCGTGGCAAGGCTTCGCACTACTGAGTTCTGTCTCAGTTTTGTAGCTATCTACGGGGGCTTCGCGCCCCCGTATTTGCAATGGAGGGCGAAATGTCAGGTGCTTGGACACGCAAGGAAGGAAAATCTCCTTCTGGTGGCCTGAATGAAAAAGGCCGCGCATCTTTGCGCGCTCAAGGCCACGATATTAAGCGCCCGCAGCCCGAGGGCGGCTCACGCAAAGACAGTTTTTGTGCTAGGATGACCGGAATGAAGCGCAAGCTTACCGGATCTGCCAAGGCTGCTGATCCTGACAGTCGCATCAATAAGGCGCTCAGGAAGTGGGACTGCTAAAATGACTTCAAAGCCTCAAAATTCCGGTTTGTGGGGCCGCGCAAAGGCAGCCGCCAGAGCCAAGTTTGATGTTTACCCGTCGGCCTATGCAAATGCTTGGGCCTCGAAGTGGTACAAATCACATGGCGGCCGCTGGTCTGGCGACGACAATCGCGTCAACAAGGCCGAAGGCGGTGGCCTCGGAAAATGGTTTGCCGAAGATTGGCGTGATGTAAAAACCGGCAAAGAATGTGGTAGGATAGAAGGCGAAAAGGGCAAGCGTCCGTATCCTGCATGCCGTCCTGCTTCTGCCGCCTCTTCAATGACAAAAGGCGAAAAAGCTTCGATGGCTAAGAAGAAGACAGGCCCTGCAAGAAAGTCTTGGCCTGTTTCGCCGTCAGGCGCAAAGAAGGAAAGTTGAGATGCAGTTTAAAGACCTCACAAAAACTGGAACGGGTCGCAGCGCCATCTGCGTTGTTGACGACTTCCAGACCCCCTTCAACGTCGGCGTCGCAGTCACGCTCAGTGCAACTGCCACCTTCACTGTCGAGTATTCGCTCGACGACCCAAATGCTGAAGGCTATTCGGCAGGTTCCGCTTCGTGGTTTGTTGCTCCCGGCTTTACGTCTGGGTCGGCAGCAATTGCTGGCGCGCTCACAATCCCCTGCCGTGCGATCTGCCTCAACGTCTCCGCCAATACCGGCACTGTGACGGCGAAGATTGTTCAGGCTGGCCCTGTCTAAGGGATAAACAATGGCAACGAGCGGCACATACGCTTTCAATCCGTCACTTGGTGAGCTTACGCTCTATGCGTATAACCTCATTGGCGTGCGGAATACTGCGCTCCTGCAGGAGCACATGGAAGCCGCTCGCATGGCCGCGAACCTCCTGTGCTCAAACTGGAGCAATAGGGGCGTAAACCTTTGGGCCGTCGATCTCGTTACGACGCCGCTTGTTCAGGGGCAGTCGTCTTACAACGTGGATCTCAACACTGTTATGATCCTCGACGCCTACATCGAGACGACGTCCGGTGGCCAGCCGATCGACCGCATCATCATGCCCGTGAGCCGCACGGAATACGCCAGCTACCCAAATAAGGATCAGCAGGGCTTTCCGACTGTGTTCTGGTATGACCGCCTGATCGGCACTGTCTCGCCAAATAGGCCGACTGTCACGATCTGGCCCGTTCCAGACGGACAAAGCGCGCAGACGCTGAAGTATTATCGCGTCCGCCAAATCCAAGACGCCCAGATTTCGAATGCCACGCAGGTCGAGATCCCTTACCTCTGGCTCGACGCCTTTGCGTATGGTCTCGCCGCGCGGCTGGCTCTCATCTGGGCACCCGACAAAACACAAGTTCTCAAGCCCCTCGCTGACGAGGCTTATACGGTCGCCGCCGAGCAGAACATCGAGCAGGCGCAGCAGTATATTTCTCCTCAGATTATGGGCTACTTCAGGCCATAAGGGGGCTTTATGGGTTACGCCTCACGTTCCGGCCGCGCATCTACAAGCGCAACAAATCCGCAGGCTCATGCGATATGCGACCGTTGTGGCTTTCGCTACAACCACGTCAGCCTGAAGTGGCAGTACGACTGGCGCGGCGCTTCGCTTCAAAACATTCGCCTGCTGGTCTGCAATAGCTGCTACGACGAGCCGCAAGAGCAGCTCCGCGCGATCATTATTCCGGCGGATCCTGTGCCGATCAATCAGCCGCGCCTGCAGGACTTTGTTGCTGCTGAAAGCAACACCCGCGTCACATCCGGTTTGAACTCGGTTGATCCAGTTACCGGCATTCCTGTGCCCGGCGGCAACACGCGCATTACGCAAAACAACAACACGCGCGTCACGCAGCAGACTGGTGAGCCCCCGAACGGCCTCAACGAGCTTCCGGGCACAAGCCCGACAGTTCCGAATGATGCTGGTGGAAATGATCCGGGCCTTCCGTATAATAACACTGACGTTCCAGAGACAGGGCCGCTGACATGAGCAATGTGCAAATCCCGAACCTTCCCGCCGCAACGGGCCTCAGTGGCTCTGAGCAGTTTGAAGGTGTCCAGAGCGGAACTTCAGTTCGCATTTCTGCCAGTCAGATCGCCACTTACATTTCGTCCGCCTACCCGGCTCCGGGCATCGCCAGCGTCGATGGCGCGGCTCCGATTGCTGTTAGCACGGTTGGCAATGCCGCCACGGTCTCGCTTGATCTGCAGGGCGTCACAAATGCCTACATGGCGACGATGCCCGCTCGCACGGTCAAGGCCAATGTCACGGGCGCTTCTGGGGCTCCGACAGACGCGACTGTCAGTCAGGTTCTGGACACGTTTGGCACCACAAAGGGCATGATGCTGTACCGTGACACGACCTCTTGGGTCGCGCTCACGTCTGGAACCGCCGGGCAGGTTTTGACCGCACAGGGCACGACTGCCGCTCCGATTTGGTCAACTCTGTCTATTTCTCCCGGCAGCATCGCGCCGACAGGGGTTACGGCTGGCACTTATGGCTCGGCCTCTACGGTTCCTCGCTACACAGTCCTTGCCAGCGGCCAGTTGAGCGCGGCCTCGAATGTGGCGATTGTTATCCCCAGCACGTCAGTGACTGGCCTTGGCACGATGGCGACACAGAATGCCAACACGGTTGCTATTACCGGCGGCAACATCGACAGCACGACGATCGGCGCTTCTACGCCTGCGGCTGGTTCTTTTACGACACTGACATCCACTAGCTCGACCAACCTCGGCACTATTTCGTCTGGCGTTTGGAACGGCACGCCTATTGCTGTTCTTTATGGCGGCACTGGCGCTACGACGGCCTCTGGCGCTCGCACTAATCTTGGTGCGGCGGCGTCTGGCGCAAACAGCGACATCACCAGCCTGTCTGGCCTGACCACGCCACTTTCGACCACGCAGGGAGGCACCAGCTTTGGGTCTTACACCACAGGCGACCTCCTCTATGCCAGCACGTCAACTGGTTTGGCGCGGCTTAATGATGTGGCTACCGGAAACTCTCTTATTTCTGGTGGTGTTGGTGTTGCACCATCTTGGGGAAAGATTGGGCTGACGACGCATGTCAGCGGCACTCTGCCGGTGGCAAATGGCGGGTCTGGCGCGACGACCCTGACGGGCTTCCTCAAGGGCAACGGAACTGGTGCCTTCACTGCCGTTGCAACCATCCCGAACTCAGGCTTGACCAATAGCAGCATCACGGTCGGCAGCACCAGCATTGCTCTTGGCGCTACATCGACGACGCTTGCTGGCCTGACCACCGTCACGCTGACGCAAGACCCGACTGCCGCGCTTGAGGCTACGACAAAGCAATATGTCGATGGTCAGATTTCAACTGTTTCCAACACGACATTCCACGCCGCGTCTGGTTACGCCACGACTGCTGATCTCGGCACGGTGACGTATAGCAATGGCACGGGCGGTGTTGGCGCTACCCTCACGCAGTCTGGCTCGCCTTCGGTCCTCATCATTGATGGCTACACTTTCACGGCCACTGATGTCACAAATGCGACCCGTGTTCTGGTTAAAAACCAGTCGTCTGGACTGCAAAACGGCATTTATGTCGTCACCAATGAGGGTTCCGGCGCTGCCAATTGGCAACTGACGCGCTCGTCCGACTTCAACACAGTCGGCACGGGGCCTGACCGCATTCAGACCGGCGCTTCTAGCTTTGTTTCCGGCGGCGCTGTTAACGGCTCCACTAGCTGGGTGATGAACACGACCGGCACTATTACCGTCGGCTCTACGGCGCTCGTTTGGGCTCAAACATCGTCTTCCGCCAGCGTCACGGTCACTTCGCCGCTGACAAAGGTTGGCTCTGTGATCGGTCTTGGGACCGTTCCAACCACATTTGGCGGGACTGGCCTGACCACGCTGACGCAGTACGCCGTCATGCTTGGCAATGGCACGGGCAACGTGGCCTTTGCTTCTCCCGGCACGACAGGCTATCCGCTGCTTTCTACCGGCGCGTCGTCCAATCCGGCCTTTGGTCAGCTTTCGCTGTCCTCTGCTGTCACGGGGACACTCCCTGTTGCCAACGGCGGCACGGGAACGTCCACTGCCTTCACGGCTGGCTCTGTCATCTTCGCTGGCGCGTCCGGCACATACAGCCAAAACAACAGCGAGCTGTTCTGGAATAACTCCAGCAACTTCTTGGGCATTGGAACAGGCACTCCCGACGCGCCCGTGACCCTCACGGCCCCCACCCAGACGTCTGTGACGGCTGGAACGCTGCCCGCTGGCACTGACTTGCACATTGTTGGCGCTAACAGCGCCATCACCCGCATCACGCAGGACTCCTTTGGAACGGGCAACTACCCGGCCTACACGGGGCGCTCGGCGCGTGGGACAGCAGCCACGCCAACCGCTACTCAATCTGGTGACATTCTCTCCCAGTACGGCGGTCGTGGTCGTGGGGCGACAGATTACTCGTCCTCTTCGGTTGCCCGCATTGACCTTGAGGCTGCTGAAAACTTTACTGACACGGCGCAGGGGTCGTTTATCTCGCTCCACACGACTGCTCTTGGTACGGTAAGTCAGAACGAGCGTTTCCGCGCCGGTCCTGCGGGCCAGTGGGGCATTGGCGGTGCAAACTACGGCACGAGCGGCCAAGTTTTCACCTCTGGCGGCGCTTCTGCGGCTCCGTCGTGGGCCTCAATTAGCGTTTCGTCGGTCACTGGCACGCTGCCTGTTGCCAATGGCGGTACGGGCCTGACAACCTACACGATCGGCGACCTGATCTATGCGTCGGGCGCGACCGCGCTTTCCAAGCTGGCTGACGTTGCAACTGGCAACGCCCTGATCTCTGGCGGCGTGGGTGTTGCGCCTTCGTGGGGCAAGATTGGCCTGACCACGCATGTCAACGGCACACTGGCTGTTGCCAATGGCGGCACTGGCGCGACCAGCCTCACGGGCTATGTGAAGGGCAATGGCACGAGCGCCATGACCGCCTCTTCGACCATTCCCAGCGGTGACATCACCGGGCTTGGAACGATGGCGGCGCAAGATGCCAACGCCGTTGCCATTACGGGCGGCACAATCAATGGAACCGCGATTGGTGGGACAACAGCGGCTGCTGGCACGTTTAACGCTCTGACTGTTAACGGCGATGCGGTCATTAGCACAAGCTCTGTTAATGCTGCTCTCCGCATCACGCAGACAGGCACTGGCAATGCCATCCTTGTTGAGGATAGCGCGAACCCGGACGCTACGCCGTTTGTTGTAAACAATGCGGGTCAGGTTCTTGTTGGTTCAACGACATCACCTTTCGGCTCGACTACTATTGGCCTGTTTAGCAATACAGTAGACGCCGTTCCCCCTTATCAGGACTTCTTCAAGAACCGCGCTGGTGCCGTCGTTGCTTCTGGTGACGTACTTGGTCGCCAGCGGTTCTTTGGTTATGACGGCGCGGCATACCTTGAGGCTGCCCGTATTGATGCGGTTGTTGACACCACTCCCGGCTTAAACGACATGCCGGGCAGTCTCCGTTTCTATACAATGACTGACGGCACGACCACGCTTACGGAGCGGATGCGTATTGATAACGCTGGTCAGGTTGGAATTGGTTCCAGCTCGCTTACTGCTGGCCGCACTCTTTCGGTGTCTAAAAACATTACTGGAGCTACAAGCTCTTATGGTGTCTTTGCCTTTGGCGCAATCCAGTCGGATGTAACAACGCAAGCTGTTATGTTTCGCACGGCTCCAACAGTTGCGGCAGCATCGTTTACTTTGGGTAGCCTTATTCACTTTGACGCCAATCAGGGATCAATTGGTGCGGGCGCAACGCTAACAAACCAATATGGCCATGTTGCTGGTTCCACTCTTATCGGCGCAGCCACCAATTACGGCTTCTTTGGTAACATGGCGGCTGGCACAACCCGCACAATCACCAACGTGGCGCGCACCAGCAACGTGGCTACGATTACCACCAGCGTGGCGCACGGCTATTTGGCGGGTCAGTCCGTCACGGTTGCTGCAACGACAAACACGAGCCTGAATGGCACGTTCACGATTACTGGCGTCCCGACAACAAGCACGTTTACCTATGATCAGGTCGCTGCGGATATTCCGTCTGCTGCCGATACGGGTTCCACAGTCGTTGTGGGCCGCTGGAACTTCTACGCCAATGGCACAGCGCCGAATTACTTCGGTGGCGCAACGACCGTCAGCACAAGCAGTACGGATGCCGCACTTCGTGTGACGCAGACGGGCGCTGGCAATGCATTGTTGATTGAGGACAGCACGAACCCGGATGCTACGCCGTTTGTGGTAGATGCGACTGGAAATGTCATTGTTGGCTACACAACAACTGTCAGCGTTGCTGGAGGAACAAGACCGCTTACCGTAAACGGCGCTGGTCAGATTTTAGTTCGCGCAACAAACGATACTTCCGGCCCAATCTTAGCTATGGGCAAAACTCGCTCCACTTCTTTGGCGTCAAATACTATTGTGCAGAGCGGCGATCAACTCGGCGGCATTTTTTTTACTGGTGATGACGGAACGAACATAAATACTAGCGGCGCATCAATCGTTGCCGTTGTAGACGGCACTCCCGGCGCAACCGACATGCCCGGTCGCCTTGTGTTTTCCACAACGGCTGACGGCGCGGGTTCGCCTTCGCCGCACATGACGATTAGCTCTTCTGGTCGTGTTGGCATTGGCACGACGACCCCTGCGGTCAAGCTGGCAATCTCCAGCACAGACGCGATCCTTGTCCCGGTTGGCACGACGGTCGAGCGCCCCACTGGGGCAACCGGCTACCTGCGCTTCAACAGCACGACAACCAGCTTTGAAGGCTATAACGGCACGGCTTGGGGAAGCATTGGCGGCGGGGCTACAGGTGGTGGCACGGATCAGATATTCTACCAAAACGGTCAGACTGTAACGACCAACTACACCATTACGGCAGGCCAAAACGCTGGCACGTTTGGTCCAATAACTGTAAACTCCGGCATAACCGTTACCGTTCCTGTCGGATCAACTTGGAGCATTGTCTGATGCCAGTTTCAATTAAAGGCTCTGGCGGTGGTGGCGTTACGCTTGATGCGGGCGCTGCGGCTTCTAATACGACGCTGACCTTGCCAAATGTGAATGGCACGGTCTTGCAGTCTGGAACGGCTGTCACGCCTGCGCAGGGCGGCACGGGGCTCACTTCACCGGGAACCAGCGGGAACGTTTTGACCAGCAACGGCTCTGCTTGGACGAGCGCGGCTCCTCCTGTCATAAACACGCAGACCTTTGACATTGTTGGCCCTAACACATGGACGAAGCCTTCTGGATACAGCGCAAACAGCCGTGTTTTCATTCAGGCTTGGGCCGGTGGTGGTTCTGGCGCTAGACATACAACTGCCGCTAGTGCGTCTGGTGGCGGCGGTGGCGGATATAGCGAGCGGTGGGTTAATCTATCTCAATTGGGAGCAACTGAAACGGTCACCATTGGTGCTGGTGGCGTGTCCAGAACAGGCTCCAATCAAAGCGGCGATCAAGGTGGGAACACGAGCGTCACTATTACTACGGGCGGTACTTTTACAGTCTATGGAGGGGCTGGAGGAATCCAAGCGGGAAACGGCGGCGGCGGCGGCGGGCAGTTGTCGGCGGCCTCCGGTTTCACTCCCGGATTGCCAAATTTTTTAACAGACGCTGGTGGCGCAAGGCAGGGTCAGGGTGATACCACTACCCAGAATGATGGCGCTGCTATGTTTCATGGTGGCGGTGGTGGGTACACCACAAACGCTCCCGGTAAAAATAGCGTTTGGGGCGGCGGCGGCGGCGGTGGTGCTGGCGCTAGTGGGGCCACAGTCGCTGGTACATCAATTAATGGTGGGTCTGGAGGAACTGGCGGCGCAACTGGCACGGCAGGCACACAGCCCGCTGGCGGCGGTGGTGGAGGTACAACCACATCAGGCGCTGGCGGCGCTGGCCGCGTAATCATCACTGTCTTCCCGGCGTAAGGAAATAAAAATGAGCACGGTCACTGTCGTAAACGTCAAGCACCCGTCTTCCGCGAGCAATAACATTGTTCTGGACGCCAGCGGCAATACAGCAGTCAGTGGAAGTTTGACCGTTGGCGGCGTTGCCGCTGTCTCTGTTGCTCCCGGCACGGCAGGTAACGTCCTGACCAGCAATGGCTCGGCTTGGACGAGTTCCGCGCCTGCTGTCGCAACTGGCACGGTCATTGGTTATGGCTCGTCTAGCCCGCCAAGCGGGTTCCTCGCTTGCGACGGGAGCACCTACAACGATGCTTCTTACACTGCGCTTTCAACGGTGCTTGGGAACATCCGGTCAAACGTCTTTACTAACAACTTTTCTTCTACTCTTTCGTCAGGGGATAATACGGCTGTAGCCAATTCAAGAATATTTATTCTGCGGTCTGACAGCGACACGGCTTCCTATTTCTCTGCTGACTCTGGAGCTACTTGGAGTTCAACAACTTCTTCGCTTGAGGGAAATGTTGTCTGGACTGGAACAAATTATGTTGCGGGGCACAGCGCCAGTTGTAGCGGGTCGCTTGGTATTAGGTACAGCTCAAACGCTACGTCTTGGACGCAAGTTACAACCAACATAAACTGGACCGTTAGCGGCATTGCGTGGAGCGGTAGCCGTCTAGTAGCGGTTGGGCAAAACATTGCCAACAATGCGTACAGCACCAATTCAGGGGTAAACTGGACCGCTGGTGGCGCAATCGGCTTTAACACTATTGACGTGGCGTTTGGTGCGAGCCTTTTTGTCGCTGTTGGAATTTCCGGTAGCTCTGGTCGTATTTCCACATCGACTGATGGAACTTCTTGGACAACCCGCACAGTTCCAACAGGGTTTGCAACCTCCGTTGGTATTAAATCGGTAAGTTTTGTAAACAGCCGTTTTGTTGCGGTGGATCAAAACTGCAATATTGCCAGCAGCACCGACGGAATTACATGGACTTTGAGTTTCTCAACGGGCAACAGGATTGCTTCTCCATTCGTAACTACAACGACAGGTGAGAGGAACCGTGTTGCCTACTCAACTTCGGACAGCAGCTACTATGTGTTGGACTGCTATAGTACCGATCTTGCAAGTTGGACCCGCGTTCCAAGAGCGGCAAATTATGGAACAGCGATAACTGGAAGCTTAAATATGAATGCCGTGTCATCGGATGGAACTCGTGTCTACAACAGCGCAGGAACTGTCTACAACCCAATTCCGTACACCACAGGGACACAGTTCCTCGTTCCAAACCTGCAAACGGTCAACTCTGCGGGTGTGTTTTACCACATCAAAACGTGAGGCTCGCGATGTATGTAATTTATCAGTACAACGCTTTCTCTGTTTATGAAGGTGTGAACAGGGAAATCGCGGACACGCAAGGCTGCCCTATGGGGTGGACAACTGTGCAGCCGCCGACCATTCCGCAAGGCAAGTTTGCCTACTTCCGTGGGCCGGATTGGATCATCATTGATGAGTATCCGGGGACATATCCTGTGCCAGAGCCATCGACAGATGCGCCCGTCAATGAACCGCCGACAGTCGCATGACCTTGGAAAACAAACCACTCAGCTTTGGAAAGCTGTCTGGAACCATATACGACGCGCCTGACGTTGGAGACATTCTTCCCATGCACACACATGGCGAAAAAGACGTCCACATCACCGTTGTCGCCCGTGGGTCTTTCAGGGTCCACGGCGATGGTTGGGAAATGGTTGCCAAAGCTGGTGATGTGTTAGATTGGAAGCCGGGCCAAGCGCATGAGCTTATCGCTCTTGAGCCGAACAGTAGGTTTGTGAATATCGTGAAGGGCTAAAGGAGAAACACAATGACCCTCGTTTTAAGTGGCTCCAACGGCCTTTCTGACGTTGATGGCTCGGCTGCAACTCCTGCCATTCGCGGCACGGACGCAAACACCGGCATGTTCTTTCCTGCGGCTGACACGATTGCATTTTCTGAGGGCGGTGCGGAAATAATTCGCATTACAAGCACAGGCCGTGTTGGTATTGGCCTGACCTCCCCGGCGGCAACCTTTTCTGTTTTGGGAACTTCGTCCCTTGAAACGGCCCGCTTGGAAAACAACAATTCTGATGCGTATTTGGTTATCAATCAGACACAGACAGGCACATCAACTCGCGCAGCATTAAGCATGAGAAAGGCTGGGAATGTTGTTTTCAACATCTCCAACGATGGCGAAGCAACTGGTGGTGCAACCTACTACGAAGCTTTTAATGCAAACGGCCAACATATATTTTATTCAAACGGGACAGAGCGCGCCCGCATTGACACCAGCGGCAATTTGTTGGTGGGGACGACGAGCAACAATGGCGTTGTTACTTCATTTACCTCTAGCACCACAGGCCGCGCTGGATTTTTTATGGTAAATGCTGCTTCAAGTTTGGCGGCGGACGCTCTTGGGGTCTCAAAGTTTGATAACAACACAACCACCTCTCAGGTGTTTGTGAAATTCTTCATCAACAACAATGCTGCGGCATCAGGTCTGATCACTGCAAATGGCGCAAACCAAGCCGCGTTTACAAGCTCGTCTGATGCGCGACTGAAAGAAAACATTGCACTTCTGCCTTCCCAGTTGGAAAAAATTTGCGCTCTGAAGCCGTCTGAGTTTGATTATAAAGACGGAACGGGCCATCAAATTGGTTTCATCGCGCAAGAGATGCAGGAAGTTTATCCAGACTGTGTTGGGGAAGATGCAAACGGAATGCTTTTAGTGAGCGGTTGGTCAAAGACAGAGGCTTGCCTTGTCTCTGCCATCCAAGAACTCAAAGTTCAGAACGACGATCTCAAGGCCCGCGTGGCCGTATTAGAGGGGAAGTAAAATGGAAAACACGCAGATCACACTGACCTTGACGGTCAATCAGTGCAACATCATCCTGAATGCGCTTGCCGCCCGCCCTTATGCGGAAGTGGCGGATGTCATTGCCGCCATTAAGGCTCAGGGCGAGAAGGCTGTCGCAGAGCTTCAGGCTACTGCGGCTCAGGGCGTTCAACCGAAAATTGACCCGCGCGTCCCGGACGAAGCGGTGCAGTAATGGACCAGCAAACACTCATCAATGCAGCATTTATGATTGCCACTGGCGTTGGTGGGTGGTTTGCGCGTGAAATGTGGGGCGCGGTGAAAGAGCTTCGCCGCGACCTACATGACATTGAGACAGAACTGCCAAAAACATATGTCATGAAAATAGACTTAGATAAGCGCATGGAGCACATAGAGCATATGTTCCAACGCATCTATGACAAGCTGGATGGGAAGGCAGACAAGTTATGAGCAGCACTGAAGACAAGCAAGAGAAGATGGCTCTTGAGATGGCAGCGAACTCTTCAAAGGGTGCGCTGGTTGAGAAGATTGTCTTCGCTGGTATCCCGATCCTGTTCTCATGCGTCGTTTACCTCATGGGCAGCCTGTCCAACGCGAGCAACGAACTTATTCAACTCAAGTCCAAGATTGCGGTGGTTGTGAACGCTGAGAACAAAGCGATCCCGCCGCAGGGCACTACGATTGACATGGCTCAGATCAGAGAGAGTCTGAACGACAAGATTGACAAGGTTGAGCGCGATGCTGCTTTGGCTCGTGCAGCGATGACGCTGGATCGTGAACGGTCTATGGCTGCTATTGAGAAGAGCCGAATGGACATGACTGCGGACGCCGCTGGTGCTCGTTCTGCTATTCGTTTTGAAATGGAGCGGATGCGGGCAGAGCTTGATAAGCGACTCTACCTTTTAGAGCAGAGAAAATGATCACCTCTAAGGTGATCCTCATAGCTTGGATGCTTGATGTTCAAACTACGAATGTCATGTACTTCATGCCAATCATGGTGATGCAAGATGATGCAACGTGTCAAAGAGCTTTGGTTGACCTTAAAGAAACTCACAAGCGAGGGTATTCATACAATCTCGCAATTCGTGGCGCGTGTATTCCGGCGGACATAGGGGGATAGAATGGATATTATGAAAGCGGTCGGGCCCCTGCTTGGGCAGATAGCACCGACTATCGCGACGGCTCTTGGTGGTCCATTGGCCGGTCTTGCCACAAAGACCCTTTCCAATGTCCTTCTTGGCACGGAAGACGGCACTGAGGCCGACATTGCTAAAGCCATGCAGAGCGCCACGCCCGATCAGCTTGCTGCCATCAAGCAGATTGATGCTGACTTTAAGGTCCGCATGGCGGAGCTTGAGATTGATCTTGAGCGGATCACGGCAAAAGACCGTGACAGCGCCCGCAACCGCGAAATCCAAACTGGCGACCATACGCCAAAGATTTTGGCGGCTGCCATTACCGTTGGCTTCTTTGGCATCCTCTTTTGGATGTTCGTGTACGGTGTCCCCAAGAACGGAAACGAAGCTTTGCTCTTGATGCTTGGCGCTCTTCAGACCGCATTTACCGGCGTTATCGCCTACTATTTTGGCTCGTCCGCTGGCTCAAAAGCCAAGACGGATGTGCTTGCTGCAAAGGAAAATGGCAAATGAAAGAGAACTGGGAAAACGCTTTCGCCGCCGTTCTGAAGCACGAGGGTGGCTACGTTAATCACCCAAAAGATCCGGGCGGCATGACAAACTTGGGCGTGACCAAGCGCGCTTGGGAGGCTTATGTTGATCGTGATGTCACCGAAGCCGAAATGCGGGCTCTGACCCCAGAAGTCGTTAAACCGTTCTATAAAAAAATGTACTGGGACAAGATCAGGGGTGACGACCTTCCATCCGGCGTGGACTACGCAGCCTACGATCTTGCTGTGAACAGCGGCACGGGCAGGGCCGCCAAGTATCTTCAGGAGATTGCTGGCGTCCCGGCTGATGGGGTTATTGGCCCTAAAAGCATCGCCGCCATTCAGGCTTGCCCGGCAGACGAGACGGTAGATGCCCTTTGCGGAATGCGGTTGGATTTTCTGAAGCGTCTGCCGACGTGGGACACCTTTGGCAAAGGGTGGGGCCGCCGCGTGGCTGATGTAGAAGAGAAGGCTGCGGCTATGGCAAAAAATGCCTGATCGCGGTATAACAAGGGCATGGCGGAGTTTCCGAGATGACCACAGGTTTGACATATAACACCTATGTGCAACAAATTTGCACGATGGCTGTCCTGCAGTGGCAGGAAGTTAGCGGTGTTGTGTATCCTGTTGATTATCCTGCGGAACCAACCAATCTGCAGTACAACCCAAGTCAAATCCTTTTCCCGCAGATGATCACTTATGCGGAAAACCGCATCTACAGGGATTTGGACTTTCTGTTTACGTCCGTTTCCACGACGGCGTATGGCCTTTCGGCTGGCAATAGGCAGATCGTGGTTCCGGCTGGTACTTTTGTCGTCCCTGAGCAAATCAATCTGATTACGCCCTCTGGGACTACCGACCCGAACGCTGGAACCCGTGTTCCGCTCCTGCCAACAACCAAAGAGTTCTTGGATCAGGTGTACGGCTCCGCCCTATCGGCCAATTGGGGCGAGCCCAAGTATTTTGCGCCATTCGGTGACTTTACCTTCCTCGTCGGGCCTTTCCCGGCGCTGAACTACACCTGCGAAATCGTCGCAACTTTCCGCCCTAATAGTTTGTCTGCCGCAAACACAACGACATTCATCAGCTTGTATTTGCCGGAAATCTTCATCATGGCGTCGATGATTTACATCAGCGCCTACCAGCGCAACTTCGGCCGCGCCAATGACGACCCGCAAATGGCTATGACATACGAGAGCCAGTATCAGGCGCTCCTCAAGTCGGCCATGATGGAAGAGAACCGCAAGAAATTCGAGGCTGCGGCGTGGTCCTCGCAGTCGCCATCGACGGCCGCCACACCGACGCGGGGCTAAAACATGCCGCATCAGGCCCTCAAGCTTATCGCTGGTGTTGATCAAAACAAGACGCCGACCCTCAATGAGGCGGCGATCTCGTTTTCAGAACTCATTCGCTTTGTTCCCGATCGGAACAACCTCGGCCTCGTTCAGAAGCTTGGCGGCTGGACGCAATTCTTTACGAACCCGATCAACAGCGTGGTCCGTTGCCTTCTCGCGTGGGAGGACATTAACGGGCAGGCGTGGCTTGGCATTGGGGCCGAGGCTGCGCTGAACGTCATCACCGGGGGCGGCCTCAAAGACATTACACCTCAAACAACTACAGCCAACCCCGCCGTTGCCTTCTCGACCGTTTTTACTCCGACGCCAAGCTCGATCGTCACTGTCACGGCCGCTGGTAGTAGCTTGGATGTTTACGATGCAGTGGACATTCAAACACAAGTCAGTGTTGGCGGCCTTGTGCTTTTTGGCGTCTACCCTGTCACGCCAGTCAGCTCCAGCCAATTTCAAATTGTTGCAAGAGACGCCGAAGGGCTTCCGGTTAATGCAACATCAGACGTCACCAACGGCGGGTCTGTCGCCTCTTTTGCTACGACACTTAATTCTGCTTCTGTCGCTGTGACGCTTGCCGACCACGGCCTTTCGTTGGGCAGCACGTTTCCAATTCTTGTTGAGACAACAATTGGCAATGTTGTTCTTTCAGGGAACTATATTGTCACGTCCATTACCTCATCTAGTGTTTTTAATTTTACGGCGGGAACGTCAGCTGCTGCAACACCTTCGGCAAGCGCGAGCGGTGACGGCACCACTGCAACTCTAACCTACTCCACGGGATACACTATCCCAGTTGGCAGCACGATCATCGTCGCTGGCATCACTCCCGCTGGATATAACGGAACATTCACCGTCACAGCATCCTCTGCTGGAAGCGTCTCATATGCCAATGCCACGACTGGTGCGCAAACAGTCGCAGGGACAATTTTTGTCAGTGTGGCAAAGGAAAACGGCGGCAATGCCCGTTTTGTTTACTACAATGGCATTGGCCCGCTGAATGCTAATTCGGGCTATGGCGTCGGCGGGTATGGTGCTGGCGGCTATGGGTCTGGCATTCCTCCGGCAGCCGGTACTGGCACACCAATAACGGGAATTGCCGACTGGACACTCGACAATTGGGGCGAGACACTTATTGCTTGCCCCTTCGGTGGCGGCATTTACGAGTGGTCTCCGACAACCAATAACCCTGTCGCAACGCTTATTCCGCAGGCCCCGATCGTAAATGAGGGCGCGTTTGTTGCCATGCCGCAGCGTCAGATTGTTGCGTGGGGATCCACATTTAATGGCATTGAAGACCCGCTGCTCATTCGTTGGTGCGACGTCGAAAATTACAATTCTTGGATTGGCCAAATTACCAATCAGGCTGGCTCGTATCGCATCCCAAAAGGCTCACGCATCCTTCAGTGCATTCAAGGCCCGCAGCAGGGCCTGATTTGGACTGACCTTGGGTTCTGGGCCATGCAATACGTCGGCCAGCCCTACGTCTATCAGTTCAACGAACTTGGCACTGGCTGTGGCCTCATTGGCCGCAAGGCTGCGGGGTCGATGGGCGGCGTCGTCTACTGGATGGGCCAGAGCCAATTCTTCAGATTTGCCGGTCAGGGCGTCGAGCCAATCATGTGCCCCATCTGGGACGTGATCTTCCAAGACCTCGACAGGAATAATCTCGACAAAATACGCATTGCCCCAAACTCGCGCTTCAACGAGATTTCATGGTTTTATCCGACCATGAGCAATGGCGGCGAGATTAACGCCTATGCGAAATACAACATTGGGCTGAACCAGTGGGACTACGGCACCCTGTCTCGCACGGCGTGGATCAATGAAAGTGTACTTGGGCCGCCGATTGGCGCTGGTATCCTGCCCGGCGGCACAAACAACTTTATCATTCAGCACGAGACGTCGCCCGACGGTATCAACGCGAGTAATGAGCCCGTGCCGATCGAGGCAAGCTTCCAGACAGGTTATTTTGTTCTGACGGAAGCAGACGTAAAAATGTTTATCGACCAGCTCTGGCCCGACATGAAGTGGGGATATTTTGGCGGGTCGCAAAATGCCACCGTCAAGCTCACCTTCTATGTGACTGACTATCCCGGACAGACCCCGTCTGCATATGGCCCCTACAGCCTCACGCAGGCGACAACCTACGTCACGCCTCGCTTCCGTGGCCGCCTAGTGTCGGTCAAGATAGAGAGCCAAGACATTGGGTCGTTCTGGCGTATTGGTAATATGCGCTACCGCATTCAGCAGGATGGGAAATACTGATGCCCGCGTCACTTGATGACATCCTAACTACTCAAAAAAACGGCGTTGTTGCGATCAACGGATTGAATGCTATTTTGAAGGGCATTCAGACTGCGATAGAGCAGATTGCGATCAATACGGCTCTGTCTCTTCCGTCGTTTATGTCGCCCACAGTTGCGGCCAGCACAACGCAGCTTATTGTTGCTGGTGATGGTCGTTTGTTCGCGGTCTCTATTCCAACCCATTCTGGCAGCAGTCAAATTAGGGTTTATGATAGCGCCACGACTGGCGGCATCGCGGCAACCAATCTTATTTTTCAAAGCTTGCCGTCCAATACAACTGGCTGGGTTACATATTACACAGTCAACCTTGCCTATACGAATGGCATTGTGATTGATACAGACGCATCAACTACATGCGCCGTCTCTTACACTCCGAACCCGTGAGGACACCATGCCCCTGAAGAAAGGTTCCTCGCAGAAGACGATCAGCTCTAACATTAGTGAGCTGGTCGAGACTGGCCGCCCGCAGAAGCAAGCAGTTGCGATCGCGCTCGACACGGCCCGCAAGGCAAAGGCCGGTGGCGGCATGTTGAAGAAGTCAGAAATGCCGCAGCAGGTGAGCAAGCTCCACATGGGGCCGATCCACAGCCCGGTGGCTGGCCGCACAGATCACCTGCCCATGCACGTCCCGTCTGGCGCTTATGTGCTTCCGGCCGACATTGTCTCCTCGCTTGGCGAAGGCAATACGATGGCTGGCTTCCGTGCCGTCAAGTTGATGTTCAAAAACGCTCCCCCAACCGCCCTTGCGACCGGCGGCCATGTGGGTAATCCGGTCCCGATCGTTGCGGCCGGTGGCGAATATGTGCTGTCTCCTGATGAGGTGATTTGGGCTGGCGGCGGAGATCTCGACGTCGGCCACCGTGCACTTGATCATTGGGTGAAGGCCACACGCGCCGAACTTATTAAAACGCTCCAGAAACTTCCGGGGCCGAAGAAAGACTGAGGGGTCTTAACATGCAGCCAGAATTGAAAGTTTGGGTCGGTAATCCCGAAGACGTCCACGACATCATGGACCTTGCGATGCAGGCTTGCGACGAAAATGGTTTTGTCGAGCCGAACCCGACCCGGCTCCTTGCTGAAATCTGGCCCGCCCTGAACCGTGAAAAGGGCATTGTTGGGCTTGTTGGCGTGCCCGGAGAAAAACCGCAGGGCGCTATCCTTTTGAGGATCTGCAACATCTGGTATAGTGATCAAGAGATCCTTGAGGAACGTGCCGTCTTTATTCACCCGGATTTCCGATCTGCGAAGGGGGGTCGTGCTCGGAAATTGTGTGACTTTAGCAAGAAGGTTGCTGATGAACTGGATTTGCCGCTCACGATCGGAGTGCTCTCTAGCAATAGAACGAAGGGCAAAATCCGCATGTATGAGCGCATTTTTGGTGAGCCGTCAGGAGCCTATTTCCTCTACGGAACCCGCACCGGGGCTTGGAAACAAGCCGCCGAATAAAGATTGAGGTAAGGCTATGGGTGGCGGCAAGGGCACAACACAAACCACGCAAAAGATGGAAATCCCGCCAGAGGTTATGGCGCGGTACAATGCCGTCAATGCGAGGGCAGAAAACGTTGCCCAGCAGCCATTTCAGGCTTACAGCAACGATCCGAATGCATTCGTTGCGCCCCTGAACGCCACACAACAGGCCGGTATTCAGAACACGAATATGATGGCCGGAGCCGCGCAGCCGTTCTACCAGAACGCCGCCGGGTTGACGGCTGCAGGTGCCCAGAATGTTAATCCGCAGGCCCTGAACATCAACCAGTTTTACAATCCGTACACGCAGGCCGTTGCGGATACGACGATGCAGGCCCTCCAGCAGCAGCAGGGCATGGAGCGTTCCAACCTCGTGAACCCGCAGACGGCCAAGTCTTTTGGCGGCGACCGTTCCGGCCTCGTGGCAGCCAACTTGGCCCGTCAGCAAAATATGGCTACGGCTCAGGCCATGGCCCCAATTTACCAGAAGGCCTTCACCGACTCCCTCAGTGCCGCCCAGCAGCAGCAAGGCGTTGGCCTTGCCGCAGAGCAGGCAAATGCCAATCGCGCCCTTCAGGCTGGCGCTCAGTTTGGTCAGCTCGGGACCGGCTATCAGCAGGCTGGCCTTGCCGGTGCTCAGGCCCAGCTCGCCGCCGGTCAGACCCAGCAGCAGACCAATCAGGCTGGCTTGCAGGCCCTTTACAATCAGTTTCAGCAGCAGCAGGCCTATCCGTTCCAGATTGCGCAGTTCCTCGCGAATATCGCGATGGGCACCGGCTCCCTGTCGGGCAACACCACATCTGGGACTATGGTTGGCGGCGGCGGCTTCTTCTCCGACGAGCGTCTCAAGGAAAACATCGAGAAGGTCGGCGAGACGAACGACGGCCAGAACATCTATCGCTACAATTACAAGGGCGACCCCCGCACGCAGATCGGCCTGCTCGCGCAGGAAGTGGCGCAGGATCACCCCGACGCTGTCGGCAAGCGCGACGGCTATCTCACCGTCGATTACCGTGACGCCACGGACGACGCCGTTCGCGATCGTAAGGCAGACGGCGGCGCTGAAAACGGCATGGCCGCCTATAACATCAATGCCCCGAGCGCCATGCTGAAGCCCATGCAGGGCCTGAGCCCCATGATGGCTCCGGGCGCTATGGTTAGCCCCATTCAGGCTGGCCTTGGAGCCATTAATTTCCCCAAGATGGCTGGCGGCGCTGACACCCCGATCCAGCCCGGCGCGATTAATCCTGCTGCTCAGGGCCTTCTTGCCCCGAAGGCGACAGGCTTTTCGCTTGGGTCCAAGGCTGCGGCTGAGGCAGAGCTTGCCACCCTGAAGGGTGCCGACCTTAAGAAATCTCAGTCAGGCCAAGAGTACTTTGACTACAAGAAAAATGCTCTTGAAGACTTCCTTTCTGACTACAACAAGGGCCTCTCCTCGCAGGGCGGCCTCGTGTCTGGCCCCGGCGCGTTCTCTCGCGGCGGCTATGCCGAGGCTGGCTATGTGAACCCGGCTCTGGCCTTCTACGGCTCCGACAAGAAGCCCGGCCTCGGCTCGGGCGGCCCGTATGGTGCCCTCACGCCGCTCGGCCAGTTCCAATTGGCCCGTGGCCCGGAACTGAAGTTCCCGCAGCAGAGGAGCGGCGTCGAGCAGGCCAATCAGATCGCGAACCTGACGACAAAGGGCTACGAGCTTTACAAGAACCGCCCCGAGTGGATGGGTGGCAAGCCGTCTGAAACGACCACGTCAAAGGGCGACCCTGCCGTAAAAACTCCTACCCCCCCGGCTCAGGGCGGCACATCGACTGTTGAAAAAACTGTCCAGCGCGTTTCTGACGCAAGCATTGACCCCGAGGTCATGCGCAGCTTTGATCCGTCTCTTGGTGCAACACTCGCCGCTCGCGGCGGCCTGATTGGCCGCCATTCCTTTTCGGGTGAAGGCTATGTGGGCTTGGGAGATAGCCCGTACGGAAGCCCAGAGAAGGAAAAGGAGAAGGACGAAGGCAGCGGGCCTCAGGCTCCGAACAATAGCTCGGCACTGGGCAGCGCGCTGACCACGGATCTTCAAAAGTACACGATGGCAACGCCCGGCAAGATGGACATGCCTCAGCAGTCCAGTGGCTTGCAGGATGCGTCGAAGGCCGTCGGCCTTGCCTCCGCCGGTAAGAACTTGATGGGAATGTTTGGCAAGCTTGGCGGCGCAGGTGCGGCTGGCGCTGGCGCTGCAGGCGCAGGTGCTGGTGCCGCTGGTGCAGGTGCTGCCGGTGCTGCAGGCGCTGGTGCCGCTGGTGCGGCTGGTGCCGCTGGTGCTAGTGGCTTGCTTGGCACGCTCGGCTCTATTGCGGGTACTGCTGGTAGTGCCGTTTCGTCTATTCTTCCATTCCTTGCGCTCCTGTCTGACCGCCGCATGAAGCACGACGTCGAGCGCGTTGGTCGCCTGAATGACGGCCAGCCCGTCTATCGCTTCAAGTATGACGGCGACGACAGGACGCGCATGGGCCTCATGGCTCAGGACGTTGAGAAGTATCACCCCGAGGCCGTGAAGGGTCTCGGCGGCGTGAAGATGGTGGACTATGCGATGGCAACAGACGATGCCGCTGGCCTCGCCCCCCGTCAGCGTTTCCAGCAGGCTGGCCCTGTTGCAGACGTGGACGAGAACGGTCGCCCGATCGTGCGCGAAGCTCCTCCGGCACGCACCGAGCCGCCTGCGCCCGTTCCGCCGCGCGAGATCCCGGCCAAGCCCCGCACAGAAGAGGCTCCCCGCCGTTCGTTCTCAATTCCTGACGTGGTCGGTGATGCGGCCAGCGGGATTGGCAAAGCTGCGAGCGGACTTGGCAGCCTGTTCAAAGAAAAGGACGAGACGTTCTGGGTTCCGGCAATTGCTGGCCTTGGTTCCATGCTCGCGTCTCGCAACCCGACGCTTTTCGGTGCAATCGGCGAGGGCCTCGTCGGTGGCACAAGCGCCTACACCAGCCTGCAGAAGCAGACTGCCGACCAGCTCAAGCAGCGTTTTGATATTGCCAAGAGCGTTTTCAAAGGCCCGACCCTTAACACGAAGGGTCAGTGGGTCTGGGAAGATACGCGCGACGGCGCAATGCTTACTCAGGACGAATATCAGAGCCGCATGAGGTCGTTCCTCGGTGGCGCTGGCGTTTCTTCGACAGCACTTCCCGCTGCGCCTGCGGCGACATCTGCCGCCGCCCCTAAAAGAGAAGAGCCTGCTGCCGTCACAACTGCCCGCACGGTCGTAGAGCAGCCAGCGCCTCAGCGTGAGCCCGCCGCACGTCCTGCCGCTGTTACGCCTCCTGCTACCGCTCCCGTCGTTGCAGAAGAAGAGCGCCGCGAGCCTCCTGCTGCTACTGCAACTCCTGCAGTACCCAGCGAAGGGACAAGGCCGCAGTCCGTCCTTGAGATGCGCCAGCGCGCTCTTGAGAATGACGCTCTTTGGAGGAACACGGACCCGTCTCGCAATCCTCGTGTCCTGCTCCCGCAGGTCAATTCCCTTGATCAAACGATTAAGAAACTTGAGGAAGACGCCGCAGAGGCAAATCGCCTTGCCGCGATTGCGAGCGAACGTAATCCTGAGCAGGGCCGCGTTTATCAGGGTCAGGCAACAAACTTCCTTGGTCAGGCGGAGCGCCTGCGCAAGGAGCGCGACGAGAAGATGACCGCCGCGCAGAAGTCGATCGACGACGCCATTGCACTTGACGTCAAGGCAGCAGAGGCCCGCACGGCCAAAGACGTCGAGCGCGAATATACTGAAGAGTACGACCCTCTCACGGGCGCAAAGGTTCAAATGCCGCCCGGCCAAAGGCTCCCGCGTCCGACGGCACCTGAGCCGACAGAAGAGCAGAGGAATGCTCCGAGGGTTGCAACGGTCGATGAAAAGACAGGCCAGCTTGTTCTGGCACGTCCGATTGCACCAGCAAATGGCGGACGCCTCGTTCCAAACTTGCCCGAAGGGGCAAGGATAACGAGCATGCCTAAAGAGGCCGAAGACCAAATGGCGATCGACCAACAGTTCATGAAGGACTTTTTGGAGAAAGCCCCGGACGTCAGCAAGGCGCGCGAGCGTTACGCTGCTCTGGTCAGTGCATTCAAGCTCTTCGAGAGCGGTAGCACCGCAGGTATACGCGGCGGGTGGGCTGCAATTGCTCAGACATTCGGGTTGCCTGACATTGCTCAAAAGATTGCAATCGGTGACCCAGAAGGCATCCAATGGGTTGAGAAGATTGGCCCGAACCTTGTCCTTGCAGATCTGAAGGCGGCGACGCCTCGCTTCGCTCAGTCGGAGTTCATGACGCTGCAAGACAAGGGCACGCCCGAGCCAAACAAGCTGCCGAGGGTCAATTTCCAGATGGTTAAAGAGGGACTTGCGTCGCTCAATCGCGCTGACGCATTTATGCAGGCTTGGCAGCGCGCGTCACAAGAAGAAGGCTGGCGCAGCCCGTCGGCATATTATGCCGTCTGGTCGAAGGCTAACCCGAATGATGTGTTCCTGCGCGCAGCAGAACGTCAGATGGGCAACTTCGCTGGCATGCCGTTGCCGAAGGCCGAAGAGTGGACGCCGGGCGCAATCTACGTTGTCCCACCTAACCTTGCGGGTGAGCAGCGTACATTCTTTGAGAAGCGCGGCTTGAAGGCTGGCGACACATTCCAGTATGGTGGCTCAGATGCTCCGCCGGATCGTGTCGTTGTTCCGATACCGAAGCAGCAGCTCTACTCCATTCCGTCGATGAGGCAGTGATATGAGCCAGCAAGAGATTGAAAGCCTCTTCGGCGGCTCTGCTCCGGCAGCGGCAGATAAAAAAACTGTTGCACCAACAACGTCTGCAGAACTGAGCCAAACATTTCCTCAAGGATCTCAAGAAGTCGGCGGTTCAATGTATACCGCCATTCAATTTCCGTCCGGCTTCAATGCGGCCGCGATGAAGCTGATTGGCATGCCCGTTGACATCGTCAACTGGGGCTTCAGGAAGGTTGGCCTCCCTGTTTCTGAAAAGCCTTTCATGGGCGAAGACTTTCTCCGCGAGCAGGCGGCAAAGATTGGCATCGAGCCGGACAAGTATCCGGCCCGCAATCTCACGGAGAAGGTTGTTCGCGCAGGCGGCGAGGCCGCTGGCTATGCGCTCCTTCCGCAGGCCGGTCTTGAGGCGACTGCGAGCCGCGTCATGGGCGCAATCCCGAAGGCCCCTGCGGGCATCACGGCCCGTGAAACTGCTGAGAAAGTCTTTGGCGCAAGCAGGCCGGGTTCTCTTGCCGCGACTGGCGCTAACATTGCCACCAACGTCGGCGGCGGTGCTGGCGCTGAATTGGCAATGGAGATGGTGCCTGAACGCTTTAAGACCCTCGCCGGTATGGCGGGCGGTATTACTGGCGCAGGATTGACGCAGCTCGGCGTCGAGGGCGCAAAGACATTCCCGAAGATGGGACGTGCCGCCTTTGAGTATCTGCAGCCAATCTTCGACCCTAAAAAGGCGGCAGCGCAGCAGTTCGCCGAAGGCGTTGGCAGCCGCAATCGCATGCTCGACATCATTGAGAACGAGCAGCAAGAGCTGGTCCCCGGATCTAGGCCGACAACATTCGAGCTGACTGGCGACACCGCCACGGGCCAAATGCAGCGTCAGGCCGAGACACGCACGCCCGAGAAATTTCTTGAACGTCGCGGCGAGCAGGCTACGGCTCGGCAGGAGGCCCTCGAAGGCGTAGCCCCGACCGGCTCGCCATTAGAAGTTCCTAAATTTTTCCGCCAAGGTCTGGACGCGATCGAGGCCCGTGAGAATGAAATCATTCAGCGTGCAGAGCAGCGTGCCCGTGACGCTATTGAGCGCATGGGCGGCGAAGGCACACCCGAAGAATACGGACGTCTTCTTCGTCAATTCACGCAGGAGGCGAAAGATGCAGCCAATAAAGAACGCCGTGAACTTTATTCGGCAATTGACCCTCAAGGCACACTTAACATCGTTTCTCGCGACGTGCGTGGGGCTGCTGACCGCATTGCGGCAGAGGCTGGCGCAGATCTGGCACGGCCTCTCGAAGGTGAAGTGGCCGCGATCGTAAATGCCGCTCGGGGCATTGGCGACGTCATCCCGTTTGCAAGCATGCGTGCCCTCGACACACGCATAGGCGACGCCATGCGCGCGGAACTTCGCACAAACGGCGAGACAAACACCTATCGCCAGCTTGTTCAGATGAAGAACAGCGTCGCCAATGCAATTGATGACGCTGTCGAAAATCAGATCAAGTATGAAGCGGACACTGCTCTTGCTGGCAAGACGGTGACTGAAGGCACGCTTGAGCCGAACTTGACGCCTGAAGCGATCAAAAGCCTTGAGGACGCGAAGGCCGCAAACAAGGAATATATTGAAACATTCCGTCAGGGGCCTGTTGGCGAGGCGCTCCGCCCCGGCCAAAGCCGTGGCCAGTACAAGCTTGCATTTGACGCGCAGGTAGGCCCGAAGTTCTTCCGCGCTGGCGACACCGGCTTCGAGACGGCTCAGGGCTTCATGAAGGCCGTTGGCGACGACAAGCGCGCCATGGACACAATGAACGACTATATTGTCTCCCGCGCCTTCAATGAGACCAGAGATCCCAAGACCGGACTTGTGGATCCTAAGAAGTTTGACGCTTGGGTGGACAAGCACGACAGCGCGCTCCGCGCCTTCCCCGACGTCGCCGACAAGCTTTCGTCAGCCGTGAAGATGTCTGAGGCGGCAATCGATATTGCTGCCCGCTCGCGCGCCACCATCGAGACCGCGCAGAAGAGTGAAGTCAGCAAGCTTATTGGTGCTGCAGACGACCAGTCCGTCTCTCAGGCAATCGGGAACATCTTCCGCCAGCCAAATGCGCAGCGCACTATGCGCAATTTGGCAGAAGCTGCAGCAGCAAGTCCTGACGCGGCTGCTGGACTTCAGCGCGCCGTGGCGGACCACATCCGCCAGCGTTTCATCTCGACCGCAGAGGCTGGGACGTCTGATGCCAATCTGATCAACTCCGCCAGCTTCCAGAAATTTGTTCGCGACAATCGCAGGACGCTTGAGCAGGTCTTTGACAAAGATCAGGTCAATGCCATGCAGGCGCTGGCCGACGACTTGAACCGCAGCGCGCGTTCGACGACCGGCAGTGCGCTTCCGGGCCGCTCGACGACTGCTCAGGACATCACGCCGACGATCGCGAAAGGCAAGTCCTATTGGGACGGCCTCGTGCGCGGCGCTGGAACTCTTTTGGCCCCAATTATCGGCGGTGGCGCTACTAGTGCCGCTGCTGGCCCTGTGGCTGGTGTGGCTGCGTTTGGCACGCTTGTCGGAGCCAATATCATTGGCAGCATGCGTGCGGCTGGCATGCAGAAGGTCGATGACCTCATCACCGACGCGCTCCTGAACCCAACTCTGGCCCGTGAGTTACTCCGTGCGGCACCCCGCAAGGACACGCCGGAGGCCGCGCGCAGTCTGTCTGAGGCCATTGCGAACACGGTCCTCACGGGCGCAAAGCAGCCCGTCCAGACAATGGGTCCGCTGACGATCTACGGCCCCGGCGACCGCACGGGCCGCGCGTCTGGCGGCGCTGTTAACCTGATGGCGCTGTCGAAGGCCGCCAAGAAGCAAGTCACGCAAGTCACCGAGCCTCTCCTGAACGAGAGCGACGACACTGTCGCCCACGCTCTTGAGATCGCCAACAAGCAAATCTGAGGAGCGGCTGATGGCTACGCCAACAACCAATAAAAGCATTACAAAGCCTGTCTATAACGAATATGCCTCAGAACCGACGGGCTGGTCTGGGCCGATCAACACAAACTGGGACGTGATCGACGCGGCCTTTGGCGGCTTTGTCATTAAAAACCCGACTGGATTGTCTGGAACACAAGCCCTTGTGTTGGCCGACTATCAGAAGCTGATCATCATCATTGGCACGTCTCTTACCGGGACGGCCACGCTGACGGCCAACATCACTTATACAATTCCGGCTGGCGTTGGCGGAAACTGGATTATCTACAACAACACGACTGGCGCGTTTACGGTCACATTTGCGCTGGCTTCTGGCGGCGGCACGTCGGTTGTTCTGGGGCAAGGCACGCGCACCCTCCTCTTCTCGGACGGCACGAACGTCAATGTTGTCTCGGCAATCCCGCTCAATGACAGCATCACCGCCGCAATGCTCCAGACAGACAGCGTCACGACACCTAAAATTCAAAACGGTGCAGTGACGCTTCCCAAGATTGCCTCGTCCGCTCAAGCAACCTCAGCCGAGTATGTTGCGGGCAATCTCACGGCGTCCTTCAGCGGGTCCATTGGCGGCACGACATTGACGGTAACGTCTATTACAGCGCCCAATACCGTTGTCGTTGGCATGACGCTTTCGTCGGCGGGTGCTGGTTTCGTTGCTGGAACGACCATCACCGCTTTGTTGAGCGGGTCGGGCAGTGCTGGCAGCACTTACAGTGTAAGCGCGTCGCAGACTGTCTCGACGACAACATTTACTGGCACGACCAGCAACAAGATTATTCCTGTTTTTTCGGCGTGGGACTCGGCTGCCGTCGTGCCTCTGACTGACGCGGCCCAGATCACTCCCGACTTCGCAAGGGGCTACAATTTTTCTGTCACGATCGCGGCCAACCGCCAGTTAATGAACCCGTCAAACCCTAAGCTCGGCCAGAGCGGTTTGATACAGGTAACCTGCGGGGCTCCTGCCACGACCACATTTACTGGCACAATCGACAATACGGCTGGCACGCCCGCCGCTGGCACGACCCTGACGGTTACCGGCGCTTCGTCCTCAACGCTTACAATTGGCACTGTAATTACCGGGGGCACCGTAGCCGCCGGGACAACCATTACTGCCTTTGGCACGGGCTCGGGCGGCAACGGGACATACACTGTGAATACGTCTCAGCTTGTCACTTCATCATCCCTAGTCGGAACAACGGGCCGCACACTGACTTACGACACGGCTTACAAATTCCCCGGAGGAGTTGCGCCAGCATTGGATACGACGTCTGGACGATTGAATATCCTGACATATTCGGTTTACCAGACGTCTCCCCTCAGCATCGTTGTAAGCTGCCTCAGCGGAGTTCGTTGATATGCTGCCGGGTATCTCCAACGCCGCATTGCTGGGTGCTGGGGCAGTAAGCCCCGGAACGCAGACGTTCTCGACGGCCGGATCATTTTCTTTTGTCGTCCCCAACTACAACACGATCACCTTCACGCTGAATGGTGCCGGTGGTGGTGGTGGTGGTTCGCAGGGTAATGACGGGTACAGCGGAACGGCGGGAACGGCCGGTGGAGACACCAGAGTTTCATTTGGCGCAAACACCTTGAATGCTGGCGGTGGTCGCGGTGGCGGCGTCGGTCTTTATCGCGGCAACAATGGCGCGGGTGGTGCTGGCGGCATTGCCTCTGGCGGCTCTATAAATACGAACGGCAATCCGGGAACGACAGGCTTCAACAATTCCAACGGCGGATCGTCTCCAAATGGCGGTGCTGGTGGCGTGGGGGCAAACCGTGCCCAAGCCACGCCGGGAGAGGCACCCGGCGGTGGCGGCGGTGCCCCTTACCTTTTTTCTGGTGGTAGCTCTTCCTTCACCCAGTCCGGCGGCGGCGGTGGTGGCGGCGGATATGTCTTTGCAAGCTTCACTGCGGGGTTAGGCCCGTTGCCGGGGTCAACAATCACATTGGTTGTAGGGGCTGCTGGTGCTGCTGGCGCGGTGTCTCTTGGAACTCCGGGGCCGGGCGCTGCCGGTAGAATTATCGTAACAGTAGCCTAGCTCTGCTTATTTATAGGGATGTAGCAGAGCTTGTAGTGCTCTTTGCAATATGACCGCTTGGCGACTGGCTCGCCGCAAAAGAGAGTGCCGAGATCCTCGTCGCTCCCGGTGACGTACCGGCACGAGTTATAGCGCAGGTCCATGATCGTCACCTTTGGCTTCGCGCGAAGCTCCACCCTGCCGCTGATGCGCAGCGTGTAGACGTGATGGCTGACCTCTTTTTTAGAGAGGCCAACCTCAATTGAAATCTGGGAAAACGACAGGCCGCCTACCCAGAGTTCCAGTATTTTGTTGATTGCATCGCCGCCGCCGTGCATCTTCATCAAGCCCGTTAGTTATCCAAAGTCGCTAAAGGGCTGACGAAACTAGACTGGGCTCATCGAGAGTAGCGGTACGCTCGGTGAGCCTTTTTTCATGCGTCTTAATCGCGTGCAGTATCGTCGTGTGGTCCTTGTGGCCAAGAAGCTTTCCGATCTGCTGCAATGTCAGGCCGCGCTCCATGCGCAGGCGGTATGCCGCCTCCTGACGTGCCAGAACATACATCTGCTTGCGTGACGTCCCCTTGATGTCCGCAAAGCTCACGCCGTGGCTTTTGGCGACGCGGTAGATGATCTGGTCGGGCGGATTGATAAAGGTGGGCTCTTTAAATTCGATCACTACGGGCTTAGGCGGCGGCTCAAAGCTCTTCTCTTGTTTAAATTTTGATGTGTCGCTGATGCGCGCACGAACTGCGCGGTAGTGGGCATGCAATTCTTCCAGCGTTTGCATTGATTGGCTCCCTAAAGAAAAAGTGGGCGCTTTCGCGCCCACCGTCAGTTCTTCTTGTCCATTTGTTCCATGGCCTCTTTGGCCGCGTCGAAATTGTTCTCAATCAACTTGCGGACGTCGCTCACATAGGCGTCGAGGCCGTCGAGTGCCGCCTCCTTAGTGCGAGCCCCTCCGAACAAGAGGCCAGCAAGCAGGTTCGTGTTGAACGTGGCGAGCGTGCTGATGTTCTCGTAGGGGTCGCCATTCGGGATGGCGTCGAGCAGCGCGACGGCCAGATGGCGCAGGCCCTCGTCGGTAAGTTCTATTTCGTTGCCCTTTGTGTCTTCGTCGTTCACTTGTTCTCTCCGTCGTTCTGGACAGGCGCGAACTTGGCGGCCAGATCCTTGATCTCCTGCTCCATCTCAACGTCAAAAATCTTGACCGTCGGCTGCTTTGGCTGGGGCATCTGCACCGGCACGGGGACGTCGTCACGGACCTGCGCCGCCTCTGCCGCAAAGGCGAGGTAGTTGATGCCATCGAAGTAGTTGTCGGCCTTCTTGCGATCGGAGCGGATGCGGGCCAGCTTCAGGCAGTGGAGCATCATGTTTACCTGATAGGGCGTGATGTCCTCGCCCGTGATCGTGTTGTAGATGACGCAAACACGTTCAGCCGTGTCGTTCACGTCGCCATATTCCAAAGTGCGATCAGTAAAGATGGATGCGGATTTGGTGATGATGTCTGCATATTTCATTTTCACTCTCCTTAATTAATGCGCTTCATCAGATCATTGATGCGCTTCGACAAGTCACTGATCGCCTGATCAGTGGTAATCTTTTCCTTCTTCAGCTCAGTCAGGACGCGTTCCTGACTGGTCAGAAGGCCCGTAAAATCCCTGATAGACACTTCAATCTTCTTTTGAAGTGCCTGTCCTTTCTCAATTACGCCATTCATTTGCAGGACTTCCTGCCGTGCTCCCGAGCCGAACTCTGGCCCGAAATTGTCTTCCCGGATGCCCTTCACCCACGCAAGTGGAACTTTCAGGCCCTCGGCGACGCGGGTGTCATTCCACCCGGTGTCATAGCCGCGCATCTCGTCGATGTAATGACTATCAATCTCAGAGAAAATGATGCGGCGGTCTTCTCTCGTAATTTCCGGCGGCGGGTCTGCTCTCACAGTATCGATCTCCATTTTAATTGCGGGCGCTGGCCCTTCACTTGTCTTTGGTTCTGTTTTCTTTTTCTTCAATTCCAATTCTTTGGCTATGCATGCCGGGCACAAGTCATCTCTGACCCGGTGGCCGACACGCCAGCCCTTCTGAGTGAACTTCTTCGCTGTCACCTCCGGCGGAAGAGAGCCAGAATGCGTGGCATTTGCGATCACTTCTGAATTGGAACAGGCGCGACACTTGATGAGATAACCAGACTTCGCTTTCCCATCTACAATATGCGGCGACCTAATAAATGTTCTCCCATGCGGCACTGACATATCGATCTCCATATAATTTTCTCGATCTACTCCATCGAGCGCGTGACGTTTCCCATTACTTTCACCTTGCCAACGTAGCGGTAATTGATCGCGATCTGACCGACCGGGTAGTAGGACTCCGCGCCGCGCGGCGCTTCGGTGTCACGATAAAACTCGTCAACGATTAAGAAATCGTTGCTCTGGAGAACATCGACAAATTCCTTCAGGCTTTTTGCTTCGTTCTCGCAAATAATTTGATGGATTTGCTGACCGGAGCGGGCAGGCATGTTCATTGTGATAAGGAATTTCACATCATTCTCCGTTGTGGGTAGGGGCGAGCCGAAGCCCGCCCCGGTTTATTAGCCGAAATCCTCGTCGTCGGCGGGCGCTGCAGCCTTGGGAGGTGCGGCGCGCGTCGAGCCAGTCGAGGGCGGTGCAGAGCGGGCGGGTGCCTCTTCGGCCGCACCACCGCGCGAAGGCGCGTCGGCAAGGTCGTTGGGGCGCTTGACCCAGCTAGAGATCTTGAAGACCGGCTGGTAGTTCGTTGATTTCTTTGCGCCAGCGCCGCTTTCGATCGCGACACTGTCTTCGAGGACGACGACGGGCAGCTTGCCCGGATTGGCCTTCAGGCCGGCAATGTAGTCATTGTGAAGGAGGTCAATCCCCTTCATCATAGCAGCAGCCGTGCCCGCCAATTCGCGGCAGTCGCCGCCGCATTCCTGCGAAAGCTTGACCACCATGCGGATGCCGCGCTTGTGGTTCTCCGACGGCCTCTCCGGGAAGCCGGAGCCGTGTGAGACCATTTGGAAGTCGGGGGCAGACCCCGCGTTAAAAGAAATCCAACCAACTTCGAGGTTCTCAAAGTCAAAGACAGCCTTAAAGCTGCGGGTGATGTCAGTGGGTGTTGATACACCATCTTCGCGGTCAACGCGAAAGAAACGACCCGCACGGGCGTCGTACTTCACGATCGGAAGGAAGTTGGCCCCACCTGTGCCACCATATTCAAAACCGAGTGCCATTTGCTTTACTCCATATGAGGCCATTTGGCTGGCCTCTTGCCTTCGCCCACATGGGCAGAACTGCTTCGACGGGTCGGGCGCAACTCCGACTGGTAACCTCAGCGATCTTCACAGTGTCACCGTCTCTATCCCTGCTGTGCCACCGGATAGTCGTGTGCATGGGGGCTCGCCTTCAGGTTCCTTCTTTACCCATGAATTATTTGTGTTTCTGCTTTCAACACCGCCGTCGAACTCGTCACAGGCCCCACACTTCAAACGCGGCCTTGCGGGCCATTGGGTCTGCAAAATAGAAACTGTCCACCTCGGGCACGACGTAGGACGCCAGTACCTTTGCGTCGTCACTGAGGGACAGGAACCTCTGGATAGTCAGCGCAATCTTTTCCAACGCGAGAAGGTGCTCGCGAGCGTTTTCGAGATTGTATGTCGCAGACTTTTTCGGGGTGATGTAGGAAATACGAGCATCGAGATTGTCGCCCCGCGCAGCGCGATACAGTGCAACTTGCCGAGCGTGATTGGTTGAGATTTTCGACGGCAGCGCATGCGTAGTTTTGATGTCAGTGAGAATGCCATGGTCGGCCCACTCCACGTCATAAAATCCAATCATAGGCACGAGAAGGTCGTCGAAACGATACTCAATTTTACCCTGCGTTGATGTAGGTTTCCCGTAGGGGCGCAGCTCTTTCAGGCCGGTCAAGACCATGTCCTTGATCGCGCCCTCTTCCTTTTCGCGGCGCGAGTCGCCCGACAGTGCAGTCAGCGTCTTGAACTCTTCCTGCGCAAGCCTCACGCATTCGTCATCAGACAAACCGTCGAGAATGCCAGCAACAACTCCGCTCTCCACAGCCGTCCCCCGATGTGCCGCAGCGCCCACCTGTGTGCGGACCTTCATGCATTTCTGCAGGACGAACATGGCGGGGGACGAGACAAACAAGTTGCAACTCGACGGGGAAAGATGTTCGATTTCGTAAGCTTCAAAAGGGTTCATGACGGTCTCAATCTGAATAGGGTTGCGACGATAGGCTGATTTGCGGAAACCAGTCAACAGACATTTTGTCCATCCACAGGCTTGACGCTTTAGACAAAATGTCTCAACGTCGTCGTCCTGATTTGCATGAGGGGCCGTCAAGGAATGACTGTGATGACTAAAAAGGCGATCGATTGGGAGCTGGTGGAGCGTGCTGCACTGCAACTCGGCGTCTCCCAGTTCGCGATCGACAAGTGGCGTCAGCGCCAGTCGATCCCGCACAAGTGGCGGCCGCAGCTCGTGATCCACACGGGCGGCGTCATCTCGTGGAAACAGTTCGAGCTGCTCGACAAACAGGCAAGGAAAGTCGCGTGATTTACATTGGAATTGACCCCGGCCTGTCTGGAGCTATTGCGGTCTTCGACCTTGAGAAGGGCCACCTGTCAATTATTGACATGCCGGTCGTCGAGATCGTCCGCAACGGCAAAAAGAAGCGCGAACTGTCCCCGGCCATGCTCGCCAATGTCCTGAGCCTGATCGAGAAGCCCTCGACGGCCGTGGTCGAACGGGTCGGCTCAATGCCGGGCCAAGGGGTGTCGAGCGTCTTTTCCTTTGGGCGCAGCCTCGGCTGTGTCGAGGGGGCTTTGGCCGCCCTGCAGATCCCCACAATCCTTGTCCCGCCCCAGCAGTGGCAGAAGGCCTGCTCGGTGCGCGGCGGCAAGGACGGCTCGCGCCTGCGCGCCGCCGAGATATTCCCGAATTTCGCGGGCCTCTTCGCCCGCAAAAAGGACGACGGCCGCGCCGATGCGGCCTGCATGGCGTGGTTTGCGGCAACTAAATAACTGACCTTATGGAGATCGATATGTTTAATGAACGTGTGCCGATGTTCAAAATTGCGGCGAATGTTTTCGACGCTTTTTCAGTCGAAGATATTACAAAAACTGCGAAAGATATGGAGGAGCTTGGCATTTACAAGCCGCCATACGCTAAACTCCATTTGCAATTGAAAACGCACCTCATGGAAAAAGTGGCACGCTCTGACATTTCTAAAGACTTTAGTTTTTGGGCTGGCGTTGAGAGTGACGTGCCACCAAAAAGCGAACTTCGTTTTTTTTATACTTTCACTGGCAACGGTAATGAATGTATCGTCCATCCGTATCTATCAATGGACGGTCGGGAGTTCGTCGAGTTTAGCACCAGAAAAGTGAAGCAATATAGCTCGAACAGTTTTTTTGAGTGGATGTGCAATTTCTCTTTGGCAATGTTGATTGTTTTGCTCGCAACAAAAAACGTCGAGAAAGACGTTGAAGTTTGCAATAAGCCGCATTCACGCAAAACTCGTGAAAAGCGCCTGTCGCAATACTCTTCTGTTACTACAATCAAAATTGGCAAAATTACAGAAACAGTCCGATCTGCGGGCGGATCAGGCTCAAGCGTTCGTCCACATCTTCGTCGCGGACACATTCGCAGCCAGCACTACGGCGTGAATAATTCTGAAGTGAAGAAGATTTTTATTCATCCCATTTTTGTAAACGCAGATGACGGCTGGATCGACGCCAAGAAAACATACCGAGTAGTTTCTTAAGGAAAATAACAATGTCGCTGCCGACAGATGGAAGTGGTGGAATTAACATGATGAATGCCGCGTTTGACCCTGATTTTGCCGACCCAAATGAATGGGCGCGCATGTATCGCGCGATTGGCTTTCAGGTTGTTCCTGCAATGACACCTCGTGAAAACCGCCAGCAGTGGAAGCGCCCTGCTCTGCCGAAGTGGCGCGAGCTTGAACACGAGCGCGTGCCGGACTTCACGTTTGAGCGGTGGTATGGCGAGAATGGTGAACATGCACGCCGCAACAACATGGGCGTCATTGCTGGCGCATGCTCCGACGGCCTCATGGTCATCGACCTCGACTTCCAGAAAGATCCGCGCGCACAGGCGTGGTGGATGGATATGCTCGACCGCCAGCAGCGCGCAGGCGAGCTGGAGACCATTGAGCAGGTGACAGGCGGTGGCGGTGCGCAGCTATTTTTCCGCGTGTCTGCTGGCTTTACGCCTCCCACCTGCAAGACCTCGATCGGCGTCGATATTCGCGGGCAGGGCGGCTTCGCCATGCTCCCCCCGTCTATGCACGAGAGCGGCACGCCCTACCGCTGGAAGCCCGGCTGCGAGCCGTGGGACGTGGAAATTGCGGACGCTCCGCAGTGGCTGTGCGACGCAGTCGTCCAGCTTGCCATGGAGCATGGCGGCGCGTCTGGCGTAAACCCGGTGACAGGGGAGCGCGAACTTACTTCGACCCCGGCGCACGCGATCGACAGCTTCGGCAATATCGTGGACGGCCGCGAGGACTACATGACCCGCCTCGTCTGGGCGGCGGTCGTGAACGCCCGCAGGGATGCCCCGATCCCCATGACGTCGGCCGAGAATGCCGAGACCATGATGGCGGCCTTTGCCAATTACGAGCGCCACGTCAAAAGCCGGATCCTTGAGCCGGGCACGCCAAATGCTGTTCTGCTTGAGCGTGAGGGCCGTGGCCTCTCGATGTTCCAGCACAAATGGGCCAATGCCATGGCCCAGTGGGATGGCAAGGTTGCCGTCGCCGCGAAGGTCGAGAAGCCCTCCCGCCCTTTTGAGATCGAAGCCCCGAAAGAAATCCAAGGCTATGACTTTAACCCGGAGACGGGTGAACTCACGCCCAAGGCCGTCGAGGCTCCCGAGGGCAGTTTTGAAGTTCTGGACGTTAAGGGGATCAAGTCTTTGCCCAATCCGAATTACCTGATCGACAAGCTCATGATCGAGACGGCGCTGGGCTTTGTCTTCGGCGCTCCCGGCTGCGGCAAGTCGTTTATCACGATCGGCATGGCACTCTCGATCGCTGCAAAGCAGGCGCAGTGGTTTGGCCGTGACATCAAGAAGACTGGCCCCGTCGTCTACATCTCCAGTGAAGGCGTCGGCGACATGAAATATCGCATCGCCGCGTGGGAGCGCGAGACTGGCATCAACGCGGACGACGTGCCCTTCTACCTGATCCGCCAGACCATTAACTTCATGCTCCCGACTGACGTCGATCGCCTGATCAAGACGGTCGCCCACGTCGCGCAGCTCACAGGCCAGACGCCTGTCGCCATTTTTGTAGACACCGTCTCTCGCGTGCTTCCGGGGGCAGACGAAAATCTTCAGAAGGACATGACGCTGTTCATCTCGGCGTGCGACGCGCTGCGCACAACATTTGATGCGACAGTTGTCGGCGTCCACCACACGTCGCGCGCCGGTAACCTGCGCGGCTCTACAGTGTTTGACGGCGCTGGTGACTTTTTGCTCGGCATCGAGCGCGAGGAGGGCGAGACTGTCGGTTACCTGAATGCGAAGAAGATCAAGTCGGCGCAGGACGGCTGGACGCAGCCGTTCGAGCTGAAGAGCGTTGTCGTCAACGACATCACTGGCGAGGGCTCTCTGTACGCCTGCCCGTGCGACGAGGTGAAACGCGACGCCAATGCGTGGCCTGCGAAGGACGTCTGCCGCAAGATCCTGCAGGCGATCAGCAAGGCGTGGCATGACGGCAAGCCGTGGTCGAGCTACCCGCAGACACGAAAGCAGGGCCGTTATGCGGCGGCGATCATCTCGAAGCAGTTCGACGTCGTCGAGAAGGTTGCCGAGAACATGATCGACACATGGCTCAACAACGAGGTTCTGTCCTACGAAATGGTGGACAAGAATACGAAGATGCAGGGACTGCGTGTGGTCGGGGGGATTGATTGATGAACTATATTATATTTGGTGACTGCCGTAACACCATGCGCCAGTGGGCTGCTGACGGCGTTAAGGCTCAGACATGCGTGACAAGCCCGCCCTACTTTGGCCTGCGCGACTACGGCCACGAGGGCCAGATTGGCCTTGAACAGACGCCGGAAGAATACATCAAGGCGATGGTCGATGTGTTCCGCTGCGTGTGGGATGTGCTGGCTGATGACGGTACGCTGTGGCTGAACATTGGCGACAGCTACAGCAGCAATCCGGCTACTGGTAAAAAAATTGGCGGCGAGTCGTATCGTGGGTCAAGCACCCCTTCGTTAAACACGGAGCAGCAATGTCGTGTTGCCTACCGTGGAAACGGTGTGAAATCAAAAGACCTGATCGGCATCCCGTGGATGTTGGCCTTCGCGCTGCGCGCTGACGGCTGGTATCTGCGTCAGGACATCATCTGGCATAAGCCGAACCCGATGCCTGAGAGCGTTAATGACCGCTGCACTAAGGCGCACGAATATATCTTCCTGCTGTCTAAGTCGCAGAAGTATTTTTACGATGCAGAAGCAGTCAAGGAGCCCGTCGCGACCAGCTCTATTGCGCGACTGTCTCAGCCAAAGCTAAAGGAGCAGACGGGCAGCGCCCGTGTGCCGGGCAAAACCAACGGGAATATGAAGGCTGTTGGAAATGCCGAAGGCCGCAACCGCCGCAGCGTTTGGACGGTTAACACGAAACCATACAAGGGCGCACACTTTGCCACCTTCCCGCCCGCGCTCATTGAGCCGTGTATTCTTGCAGGTTCTCGCAAGGGCGACATTGTCCTCGACCCGTTCATGGGCAGCGGGACGACGGCGGCTGTCGCGCTTCAGCACGGTCGCCAGTATCTTGGGTGCGAGCTGAACCAAGAGTATGAGGCGTTGCAGCAGCAGCGCATCAGTGAGGCAAGCAAGGGTGTGAGCCAGCTTGTGATGTTTGATTAACTTTAACAGAGGGGAATGGAATGACTGAAGAAGAACTCCAACATATGAAGCAGGCGGTGCACGACTTGTGCGGAACCGTCTTGCGTCTCCAAATTGACATGCAGGGCAAGCCCAGTTTGCGCGACCAATATGCGATGGCCGCAATGGCGGGGCTGCTGGCAGACCATACTAAGGATATGTACATTAAAGACTGTGCGGAGTCGGCGTATAAATATGCAGACGCCATGATGGAGGCGCGCAAATGACTAGCAAAGAAATGTGGGTCCTCTGCGGAGACTGTGAACACAGATGGATCGCTGTGCATCTGCCTATGACGATTGAAAAGGTCTCCGTGATCATGCGGCGATTGATCTGTCCAAAATGCGCGAAGACTAACAAGATTTATATGTGCGAGGCCGCGACACAGGATACGCATGTTTCTGTTGGCAGCGGTGGCGGCTCTGGTCGTATTAAGACCGGCGGTGGGTCCGTACGCGGCCACATTACTATTCCTGCGGGTGGACCTGAAGGCTGGGCAGGAGAGAAGAAAGATGCAGAATGATCTTCTCTTAAGAATGCAAAGCTGGCTGGATGCTCAGCCGCCACAAGATGGCCGCACGTTTGATTTGATGCACCCGGAAGTTCTGATCAGTTCGGCATTTCAATCGTTGGTCTTGCAAGAGCGGGCGCTGCGCCTTGGCATTGATATGCGCGAGAAGCAGAAAGCTTATTTTAAAAGACGGTTTCAAGACGTTTTGCTCGATTGCAAGAAGGCCGAGTCTGCTTTTGATAAAGCTGCCATCGCCGCGCTTGCAGGGGAGAAGAAAGATGTCTGAGGAGCAGGACGACCTCGCCCTCGTCTACATGTGGGCGTTCAAGAAGGGCGAGGAGAGCGCGATCGCCCGCGTTAAGGAGTTGGAAACCGCCATATGCGACTGGTGTGACGCGATCGTCGATATGGAGGGCGTAGATTTTATTGAGTACATAAAGAACCCGGCGTCCCAAAACTTAATCATGAACATCTTAGATGCGCGCGACGCGCAGGATATGGAGAAGAACAATGCTTGATATGGACGAACTCGATCGCGACCCGTGGCCCACATACCCGGTCAGCAAAGAAGAGCTGCGCAAGGCCCACGAGGTCATGACAAGGCTCATCAGGCGGGTGGAGGAGCTGGAGGCAGCCATGCTCCAGATCACTGAAACGCCGCCCTTCGGCAGCCCGCAGGACATCGCCCGCAAGGCACTGAGGGGCAAGTCATGACAATCAAGACAGTCAGGCTCTGCGGCCCCTGTGGGAACACGGTTTGCTATCAGCACGGGTGCATCAAGGAGAAGGTGCAGGTGCTCGGCCCCATGCGCGTTTCGGACATCGCGTTCTGCCTTCAGGTGCTGGCCGACCAGCCCCTGAGCACTGAGGAGGACCACCCGCGCGTCTCGGCCTCCGACTATGTCGAGGCCATGAAGCAGCAGGTCGAGGAGATGGGCCGCATTGACGAAGCGATCGCCAAGGCCCGCAATATCCTTGGGAGGCCGGCGTGAGCGATTATGACGTCTGGGCCGCGTGGGTCATCCTCGCGACCATTGGGTTTATCATGTGGTGCGGGACAGGGGGGAAGGATGGGTGTGGTCATGAACGGTAAAATGCCCAGCTCACACGAGCAGGAGCTTGCCATGCGCCTTGAGCAGGAGCGGGAGTTCGAGGCGTGGAGACGCCACCTCCTGCGCAATCGCGTGGAGGCCAGTAAGGTGGAAGAGGGCAGCGGCGAGATCGTGGCTGCGGCCGTTCTGGTTGCTGCCCCCAGCCTCTTTGGCGGCTCTGGGGACGAGGAATGACCCTCCGCAAATACCCCTCCAAACGCCGTTGGAAGACCCGCGCCAAGGCCGGAAAATGGCTTCCATTTTTGGTCGTGATCTGGCTTGAAAACAGCCGCGAAATCTACACCAATTGGGAGGAGCACCCGACCGAAAAGGGCTTCTGGAAGTTGCGGAGGTCTACGGAGGTCACCTCCTAAGTTATTGAAATCATTGGACGGAACTATATGCGGAAGTTTGCGGAGGTTATAGGGTAAGTCATTGAAAACATTAGCGGAGGTATGCGGAGCTATTACCCCTATACTTCGTATAGGTTGGCGGACCTCCGCCGCCAACCCGTAGTACTCTTGTCAGTCGGCAGAAAATGGAGATTGAGATGTCAAAAGCGAAATCGAAAAAAGAGCACAAGGAAATCACTTACCCGGCAGTGCCCCCGTGGCACCGCTCGCCCGGTTTGTTTATCGCCGGGCAGGAGGAGGTCACGGAGGTCGATCTGGTCGCGGTGGAGATGGAGAGGAGGTGGGGCGTCGATCGCCTGCGCCTGCTGGTGCCGAGGGAGCTGCGCGAGAAGTTCGACCGGCAGCGTTACCTGTTCTCTCAGGCGATCTGGTGCGGGGAGTTGGAGGACGTCCGCCGGGAGGCTCGCCGGATGGCCGCTGCGTGGCGGGCGCTTGACCGCGCTGCGACTGAGGCCGGCAAGGCGCAGGCAGCGCCCGAGGTCTGGGAGATTGCCCTGAGCAACGGCAGGACGGTTGCCCTGCTGCGCAATTGGCAGGACGCCGCGCTATTTGAGGCCCAGCGCAGTGACAGGTCCGCGCAGGTCTACACGATCGAGGAGGTCGGCAGGCTGATCGAGGCATTCCCAGAGGTCGTGGCGGCAAAGGCAATGTTCGCCGGATCCGAGGTTACCCGCACCAAAGGCCCCGAGCGCGACCCGC